AATATGGGTGATAAAGGTACATTTTTGAAACTAGCAGATGAAGGTAAACGTTTCTTCAGATCTATTTATATGCTAAGAGGTTCTAATAAGTGCAAGGATTCCGATAACAATATGTTTCAGTCTTCTGAAGTTGGTTCCGTTTGCGATAATAACGTCTCTGTTTCTACAGCTACAGTAAAGACGCAAGACGACAACTGTATGCCGGTTACTCGTGACGTTGTTGTGCTTAACGCAAATGATGCTTGTGAAAATGAAGTTGAGGTTCTGTTGTCTAAGCAGGATTGTATAGAGTTATTGGCTTATCTTTCAGCCGCAACGTTTGCTTTAAGAGATTAAGCCTATGCCTCGCAAGAAAGTATCAGTAGAGCCTGTCGAAAAGATTTGGCTCTCCACAAAAGAGTTCGCCAAGTATATTGGCATGAGCACTGGTTATATACACGACTTGAGAAAGAGCGGCCAGATTCATCATTATATGATAGGTAACACCGCATTCTTTAAAAAGTCCGATATAGATGAGCTCATTGAAGAGCATAAAGTGTGTTGAAATATTGGTATGGTTAAAGTTATAGGTTTGTTTCATTTGCTCGTGAGAGCATGTTGTTAGTTATTTTGTTTACGTCTACAGCGGTAGACACTTTGGGGCGATGTCTGTTCGTTTAGCTTCTTTCGCCCCAAACCAGACTGAGTAGCTCAGTTGAATAGAGCAGGTTGATTCCTAATCACCGGGTCGCGAGTTTGAGCCTCGCCTCAGTCACACTCTTTTTTTTAGTTCCGTTTAGTAGTTGAATTCCTCTCTGACGGCGCAAAGGTAAGTCCTTATACCTTATAAAGTAGGTCGTTCGGGCAGCGACAATCTTGCGTCAGATGAGAGTTTCATTGAGCGGACATAGAAGATAGTTCTTTGACATGTTGATGCACAGAAATAGTATGCGTGTAAAAGAAGTAACTGGAGAGCATCAATGGATGCCGTGACCTGGCGAAAGGACGCACGACATACGAAAATCCAGCTAATCTGCATCAAGTAAGCAGACGGACTACACCGGAACGAAGAATTGTCGGTGCAAGCACTGCCTAAAACGTTGCAGTCTGGTGAACATGGAAAAGTTCTGAAAAATCCAAAAAGATGATTTATCTTCATCATTCATATAACAACTCAGAGGAGACTGGTGTAATTGGAAGCACAGCGACAACTAGATGATACCGTTCTTATCGTCGTGAGATGGGGGTTCGAGTCCTCCGTCTCCTCCAACATATAATTCATTGTATCCTAATTTATTCAATTAAAAATGCAGCTCGTCTGTGAAGATAGGCTGCACACATCGCAGGTTGGAGCAGTTGGTAGCTCGCTAGGTTCATGACCTAGAGGTCACAGATTCGAGTTCTGTACCTGCCACAAATGTTTATTTTTAAAGCTCTAAATTGTTTATATGTGAAAAGATTGTTTCTTGCGTATCTTGTCTGAGAAGATAGGATACGTCTATTTCTTTTAGAAGGAATTATTTTTTTATTTCTGAGGAGAGTAGCTCAGTAGTAGAGCGCCAGGGGAAGTGTCCTTGGAGGTCGATGGTGCGAATCCATCCTCTCGTCCCAATTTTCTTTCATTTTTCAAGAATTTTGATTGGTTAACTTATGTGTCGCCCAGTAGCTCAACTGCATAGAGCCGTGGTACTTTTCGCGAGGTTGGGAGTTGGAGTCTCCCCTGGGCTTCCCAAGTAGGTAAATTTCAAAAAATATTTTTTCATTAGCTGACAGAGGTCGGCACTTTTTCTTATAAGTCATTTATATTTTAATTTGAGTATTAATATCCTCTTGCTTGTGAAAGTAGGAGGTACAAGCCACATTAGCTCAGTTGGTCAGAGCAGTCCAAGATACCGACAGGCCGCAGGTTCGAGTCCTGCATGTGGCTCACTTAATTGTGAGTGCCATAAATTTACAGTTTTTGATTATCTTTGGGAGTGAGGGTGTCTATTGTCCCTCCTCCCTTTAATATTGATTTCTACACCATCTCACAAATAACCACGTGCAATCACCTCTCCTGCCTTGCGTGGTTGGCTAAACGGAGAGGTTTTACTATAGATGAAAGTTAAAAACATAATAAGAATCAGTAAGGAAAACATTAATGCTCTTCGGAATCTTGAATGCGTTGAAAACGTAGAACAGAACGGAAAGGACATTACTGTTCGCATTAAACCGAAATATACGGATGGTAGACTTGAAGCCAGAAAGGGTGAATATCTTATTCAGTGGGGTAACAAAATGTGGCAGAGGTATGGCTCTGATGCTATCAATATGCTTTCCAAAAATCCCGGAGCGTAGGCCGGCAAGACATGGGACGCGTAGGTTCAAAAAAGTATTACGCTCCTGACGGGAACGAATACGATTCAAGAGAGGAGTATCTGTACTTGCAGACCATCCTCGATGATCCTGGTATAAGCTGCATACACAGACAGGTAACCATCACGGCCATCAACCCGGTATGGATGCTGAAACCAAAGCAGCTTAAGACTAAGGTTAAGTACGAGAGGAGGTCTTTGCTTTACGGGCATAACTATACTGCCGACTTCGTTTACCGGGAAGGCGAGAAGATTGTGATATGTGATGTCAAGAGCCTCTATACCTCAAAGCTCAGAGAGTTCTCGATTACAACAAAGGCTGTGGTGGCAAGACTTATCGCTCACAATAGGAAACGTCATAACGGCGAGTCTGTTGTGATATTCCGTAAGGCTATCAAGATAAAGAAGAACGAGTGGAAAATCGTTGATTATCCACCGTCCGATTGCTATATTATATAATAAGGTATAAAACAAGAAGATATGGTTATTATTATCAATAGTCTCATAGCAACAGTAGCTATGTTCGCTGCATGCGCATTCGTCGCACATCTCCTTGGTTTGGATAAGGAAGACTAGTAGTTTAATCCTAAATATTTTAAATTATGGACAAAGACAAAATTATCGTCAGTGTAGTAATTGACAAGCAGGCTCTTGTTGACAGAGCATTCGACATCTCGAAGAATCTTTCTGAGTTCAATGAAATCAAGAAGTTTATCGACGGCAAAAACCAGTTTACTCGTGATATCGACGAGATTGATGATGAAGGCAAGAGGGAGAATAATACGAACCTTTTCTCCAACATCGCATTGGACATCATTCTCAGTGATAACCCGGAACTGGCAATCACCAAGCGCCTCAATTCGCTTGAGGACAAGAAGAACTCTTTCCTCGCTAAGATGAAGAAGCTCGACGAACTCCAGGAAAAAGTGAAAAACGGAGAGGTGCATGGCGCTGAAGGTTTCCGTGAGTTGTTGAAAATAATGGAGGAGGACGTGTAATGGGCGTAGTATCAAAGTACGGCAACCTGTATGATGTCAAGAAGAACATCATCTGCCACGCTCCTGTCACTTCTTCTCATTTCGAAAGTATTTTGAAGAAGGGCAATGTGCTTCCTATGATGAATGGCGTAACAACACCGGAATTGTTCGGAATTCACGCGGACAAGAAATTTAAGCGTGGACGCTGGCGCCGAGTATTAACACATTAATTCATATAACAATGGCAAAAGAAAAAGCAACTATTTCAGCAACCCTCGGTCATGAGTATGAGGATCTGGAGGAGCGTGAGGATTTCCTCGCCAACAACGCGGACTCTGTTGAGAAAATGGAGTTCATCAAGCGATTCAACTCTGATGAGCTGATGAAGAAGAAGGACCTGTTCGCTCTTCAGTCTGCACGCGCATCTGACATCGAGGAGGAAATCAAGGATTTCCGTGAGCAGAAAAAGGCAGAGCTGAAGCCTATCAAGGAAAAGATCTCTTCTCTCCTTAAGGAAATCAAGCAGAAGGGTAGCATGGTTAACGAGAAGGTTTACAAGTTCGTTGACCGTGAAGCAAAGATGACTGCCTTCTATGATAAGGAGGGTAATCTTGTTTCTTCCCGTCCGGCAACACGTGACGAACTCCCTAGCAATGTATACTCACTTAATCGTGACAAGCAGGCTATGTAGTCTGCTTTCACATAGTTTCTAAATTCTAAAATATTTTGTAAAATGAACAATGAAAAATTGCAGATAGACCTCGCTCCTGGACAGGATCATGCGGAGATTGTTCTCCGTGAGGTAGGTAACGAGAACCCTTATAAGCTTCCTGCAAAGGAGCCTCTTAATCTTCAGGTAGACGGTGTTATTACCTGTATCTATGCCTTCCTTGAGAAGCGTTGGGGTACAGAGCAGATTGACAAAGAGCATACGCATATCCTGGTTAATCGAGAGAAGCTCGTTGTTACTCTTGTTACAAACGAGAATGATGAGCGCACTACACAGACTATCGTAGGCTCCATTCAGCTGTCTCGTCAGTTTTCGGGATTTCATATAAATGACGGTCAGTTGTGGAAACCGGTACAGCTTGGTGACTTCTTCAGACTCAACCGTTCTTTCTTCGAGACGAAGGAGAAGAACATGGAACTCGTCAATCTCCTCAAGAGCTTCTCGGCGAAGGTTCAGACAACAATCAAGAAGGAATACAGCGACAATGGTTCCGTGACTGACAACTATGAGAAGGCTGTAGACTCTAATCTTCCTCCATCGTTCACTATCAATATTCCTATTTTCAAGGGCGCAGAGCCTGAGAAGCTTTCAATCGAGACTATCGCTCACGTCGAAGGCAACATGGCATTACTGACGCTTATCTCTGCTGATGCAGAATGTATCATCGAAGAATCCCGCGACAAGATCATCAATACGGAGCTTGACAAGATTCGTAAGCTCTGTCCTGAGATTCCTATTATGGAAGTGTAATGACAGAAATGGATAACAGAATAGCAAAAATGCCCGCCAAGATGGCCTTTGCTGTACTTGACTTGCGTAAGGTGCATGCGTGCATCATGGAACTTCCACGAAGCAAGTCGGTACAGCTGGCCCAAAAGGCGGCATACCTCAACTACATAGAAGGTGAGGGTAGAAAACTCGGTAAGGTTCCACTTCATTATGAACGCCTTAATGAAAAGGGCGAAAGCGTGACGGTGGAAACTTACTTCAGATATTTAAATAGAGTTCATTAATTTTAAAATCTATACAAATGGATATAGAGCAGTTAAACAAAACGCCTCATAATCAAATTTGCGATTTGGCAAAAGACAGATTCATTGAGGTGTACAATCAGAAGTTCGGAGAGGGCGGAGAAGTATTCTTCGAAGAGCAGAAGGCATTCTTCAACGAAGAACTTCTCAACGGCTCATTCAAGGGCTACCTTGAAAAAGCTCCGTCACTGAATATTCATGATGCCTTCATGAACCTGGCAATTAACGGTTTGTCTCTCGAAAAGGGAACTACGACACTCTGTTACCTCATGGGCTACAGTAACTACGACAAGAATACCCGACAAACGAATTATACGGCCAAGATCACCTATACTGGATATGGAGAAATCCTTCTTCGCCAGCGAGCCGGTCAGATTGTTCGTTGTGACAATCCTGTCGTAGTTTACAATTGTGACGATTTTCGTTTCGGTGAACGAGACGGTCATAAGTACGTTGATTACGCAAAGACTTATCCTCGACCTGAAAATTCGTACATCGTTGCTTGTTACGTGAAGATTATTCTTCCGAACAATGCCTACGATTACTTCGTTCTTGACCGCGAAGGTATTGACCGCTTGCGTGAGTATTCGGCTAAATTCGGCGGGAAAGACCGCAAGGCTAATGCCCTTTACGGAGGAAACTATGTCGGCAGCGATGGAAGAACGTACTTCAAGGATATTGATACAGGCTTCCTTATCTCGAAGACATGCAAGCATGCGTTCAAGGGCTATCCTAAACTGAAGGTTGGTCTGGGCGCTCTTTTGCAGGCCGATATCGACATGCAGACTCAGCAGAAACCGACTCAGGAAGCCTTTGGTACTGGTGATGCCGCACCGGAAGATAAAGGCGTCAAGGTAAAGGTTGATAGTGATTCACCATTTTAAAATTGTTATATATGGCAGAAAATACAGAATTGCAGTTGGTACAACAACAAGCCAACAATATTACAAGACAGATTGCAACGCTAAAATCTGATACGGAAAATGCGGTGCAAGCCAATAGGAAATCTTATGAGGCATGCGTGAATGCAGGTGAGTCTCTGTTGTTTGATATTGGCGTTTCCGGAATGAACGATGCTCTTGACGAGAGAGCCGCTGAGTTTATCAAGAAAGCTAAACTGACAGAGAAAGCAATGACGGAGAAACGTAAGGGTGTTACCCAAGTGTTCGATATTGTCCGTAAGGGTTTTACTATGATGGAGAACCTTATCTCTATCAAGAACACCGATTCTGTTGTCTATAAGATTCAGGAGAAACGCAACGAGTATGCGGCATACAAGCTTGAACAGCAGCGTAAGGCTGAGCAGGAACGCCTGCGCCAGGAGCGCATCAAGGAGGCTAAGATTAAGTTGAAGACTGATACGATTGATATCTTGAACAATCTCCTTACAGAGCATTCTTCTGCTGCTATCAACTCACTTAATAATTCGTTCACTCTCCTCACACTTGATAACAAGGATGAAGTTAAGAAACGTATTGCAGAGGCTTCTGATGTGCTTGACCTTGGACATCTATTCGTTAATAACAAGCCGTCATATTCTTCCGAAATTGATGAGAATGATGCCAAGGAGATTATGAATGGAGCCTACAAGGAGGTTTCCGCTTCTCTTCTTGCATCTTATAAGCAGACCGTAAATGCTACACGTGATGAGCTTCTTATGAAGTTTGATTCCAAGGTTTCAGAACTTCTTGAAATCAAGAAGGCTGAGGAGGAGCGCAAACGTAAGGAAGAAGAAGCTCGCAAGGCTGAAGAGGAGCGTAAGCGCAAAGAGGAGGAAGCACGTAAGGCTGCTGAGGAAGAGCGCAAGAAGCAGGAGGAGATTCAGCGTATCAAGGACGAGGAGGAGCGCAAGCGCAAGGAAGCTGAACTGAAAGCTGCCGAAGAGGAACGCAAGCGCAAGGAGGCTGAGCTGAAGGCTGCCGAGGAAGAGCGTAAGCGTAAAGAGGCGGAAGCTGCCGCTGCTGAGGCTGAACGCAAGGCCAAGGAAGAGGCTATCCGTAAGGCTGATGAAGCTGCGAAGGAAGAGCAACAGAGAAAGCTTGCGGCTGAGCAGGAGAAGCGTGATGCAGAGAATGCAGCCCAGCACGCTACTGCACAGGCTCAGTCGCTCTTTGCCCAGACTTCCGTTGGAGAAACCGGTAAGCAGAAAATCAAGGTAACAAAACGTCTTGTGGTTACCGATAAGAATGCCTGGCTCGATATCATCCAGCAGTGGTGGACGATTGAAGGCTCAAAGATGTCTCCAGACAAGCTTGCTTCCAGATTGGAGTTCATGCGCAAGGCGTGTGAGAAACACGCAAACAGCGAAGAAGAGTATATCGTTTCTCCTTATATTAGATATGAGGATGAGGTAACGGCTAAGTAATATGGCGGAGCAACCGTTTGACCCTTATTATTCTCGTGGTGAGGTCTCCAATTCGGACCTCACTGCGTTGAAGTTTGCCCTGAACCCGCAGCTCAACTTCGTAAAGGAAGAGGACAAGAGAAAGGCTTTCCATCTCGGTACTCTCGTTGACGCTCTCGTTACCGAACCGGAAAAGTGCAATCATTACGCCATGACGGTTGATGACGAGAAATATACGGAGAAGGATTGGAAATGGGGTCTAGACAGGCTTGCTGTTCTGAAGAAACAGGCAACGAAGGATAGGTTCCTTGATTTCGTCCTGAAGAATGCGGTCGGTCAGAAAACATTCATCAATCCGCACATGAAGATGGAATACCAGGGCTTCGAGTTCGAGCTTCCGGTACGCTGCAAGTTCGACTGGTGGCTCGGCGAGTTCGGCGGTGATTTGAAGACCACCGCAGCTACGTCACAGGAGCAATTTGAGGCTCAGATCGATTTCGTCGATTGGGATAGAAGCCGTGCATGGTACATGGACCTTACGCACAGTATAGACCCAAGATACGGAAACATGGACTTTATCTTTGCGGTCTCCAAGACCAAGAAGAAAGTATTCTATAAGAAGATTGAACGTGGTGACGAGTTGTATTTGCGTGGTAGGGAGAAGGCTCTTGAATGGGCTTTCCGCATGTGGTGTTTATTATAATTTATTATTATGTCAGATAAACCGAAATTATACGATTATCAAGAAGAAGGTGTGCGCATGGAGCTTGCCATGAAACGCTGTATCAATGGCGATGACATGGGAACCGGAAAACAGCAGTCTGTTGATTGTATCGTAAAGACTCCAATTGGTGACAAAAGAATTGGAGACATTCGTATTAATGATGTTGTCTTTAGTCGAGACGGAAAACCTTACGTAGTTACGGGAGTTTTTCCACAAGGTGTTAAGCCTATGTATAAGGTAACATTCTCTGATGGTGTTAGTACCGAAGCTGGTATGGAACATCTTTGGACTGTCCGTGATGACAACAGAAGGCGTAGAGGAAATGGTTGGACTGTCAAGACAACATCTGAACTCGTTGAATTAGGGTTATTCCGAAAGGAAAGCAAATGGACTAAGGCTAATGGTTCACCATCATGCAAATGGGAAATTCCGATGTGTGAAGCTGTCGAATACAACGAAAAAGAGTACCTTATACATCCGTATATTTTAGGTGTTCTAATCGGTGATGGCTCAACAAAGGATGGTGCTGTCTTTTCTAATCCAGACATGGATTGTGATATACACGAAAGGGTTCGCGAACTTTTGCCCGATGGATATTGCATGACAGAGGATAGAAGTTCTGCATGTCCGCGTTATCGGATAACTTACCAACAAGCCCACGTAAACCCATTTATTACAGATATAAAGCGGCTTGGTCTTAACGTGTTATCAAAGGATAAGTTTATTCCAGATACTTATCTGTTTGGAAGTGTTCGGCAGAGAAAGGAGCTTTTGTGTGGACTTATGGATACAGATGGTAGTGTAACTAATCATAATAGGGTTCGTTATAGTACTTATAGTGAGAAACTTGCAATCTGTATGCAAGAGTTGGTTCATTCGCTCGGAGGTCAAGCGATAGTGAGAAAAAATATAAGAAACAGAAGAGGAAAAATTGAGGTCGAGTTTGATGTAAATATCAGAACTCCATTCAATCCTTTCTATACCTACAGAAAACATAGCTCTTACCGTATTAAGTCAAAAGTGTTTCCTGTAAGGAAAATAAAGTCTGTTGATTATATAGGGGAGAAAGAAGCTGTCTGTATTATGGTTGACAACCCAGAACATACCTATCTCACTGATAGCTTCATTGTTACACACAACACAGTTCAGTCTATCGTCGCTATTGAACGTGCAAAGGCAACTCCCTGCCTTGTTGTTTGCCCTGCTGCACTTAAGGTTAATTGGGAACGAGAGATAAAGAAGTTTACGAACCTCCGGCCTCTCATTCTTACCGATTCCGTCAATGCGACATACGGATATCATCTTACTAAGATGAACCTGTATGATGTAGTGATATGTAATTACGAGTCTCTTGCAAAATACTTCGTCGTAAGCCTCGGTCCGAAACCGTTACGGCTGAAAAACTTCCTGTTTCGTGATGAACTGAAGATTATCAAGTCTGTGATTATCGACGAGTCTGCCAGAGTCAAGGATCCATCAACAAGGCAGTCTAAAATTATCATGGGATTGTGCCAGGGTAAGGAGTATATCTATGAGCTTACAGGTACGCCAGTTGTCAATCACGCAACAGACCTGGCCTGCCAGCTTGCTATCCTCGGTCGTCTGAACGACGAGTTCGGAGGGTTTGGCGAGTTCTGCAACAGGTACGGTGAGAACGAGAATCTTGAAGAGCTTAACCGGAAGATACACGAAACGTGCTACTTCCGCAGAGAAAAGAAAGATGTTCTCAAGGATTTGCCGGATCTGACCAGAACGACCATCAGCGTTGCCCTCGACCCGGAAACTCAGGAAGAGTACGATACATGCCAGAAAGACCTGCTTACATTCCTTCTTGAGTATAAGAGCTGTTCCGAGGAAGAGGCTAGGAAAAAGCTGAGAATGAAGGCTCTTGTCAGATTTATGAACCTTCGCTCGATATCCGGGCGAGGGAAGATGAAGGCGACGATAGAGTTCCTTCATGATACCGAAGAGCAGATAATCGTATTTGCCGAACATCGTGATGTCGTTAGTGCAATCAAGAAAGAGTTCCCGGATGAGGTTTGCACCGTAACCGGTTCCGATAGCCAGCAGCAGAAACAATGGGCTATTGATTCTTTTCAGGCTAAGAAAAAGAGAATCATCATCTGCTCCATCAAGGCAGCCGGCGTAGGCCTTACGCTTACGGCATCTTCCAATGTGGTGTTCGTCGAGCTCCCATGGACGATGGCGGACTTATCGCAGTGCGAATGCCGCGCATATCGTAACGGCCAGAAGAATGCGGTTACATCGTGGATTCTCATGGGTGCAAATACTATCGACGGCTATCTTTATAGCTTGATTATGCAGAAAGGCTCAATAGCATCGAAGGTTACGGGCGAACAGGACTCCGCTATCAAGGATGCAGCTTATTTTGACGAGCTGGCCGATTTGGTTTTACAAAATTCTTTAAATAAAAAATAATGGAAATTCAAGGAAAAGTTATTGCCGTTTTGCCTGAAAGAAGCGGCGTTTCTGCAAGAGGTGAGTGGAAGTCTCAGACTTATGTAATAGAAACACAAGAGCAATATCCTAAGAAGATGGCTTTTGATGTTTTTGGAGCGGATAGAATTGCTAGTTTTGGCATTCATTCCGGTGAGGTTATTAACGTTAGCTTTGATATTGATGCACATGAATATCAGGGCAGATATTTTAATCAGATTCGTGCTTGGAACGTTACTAAGGTGTCACAACAAGCTGCTGCACAAGCACCAGCAGGTGTAGCACAGCCATCTGCACCTTATACCCCACCTGCACAACCGCAGCAACCACAATCTGGTGCTCCATCTTCTGATGCACAGTCTTCTGATGATTTACCCTTCTAGTGTAGAATTAATCAAACAGCATTCAACGCTTATGTGGTTCAACCTGAAAAATGTGTTTGAACTGGAAACGTTTAGAGCAAAAGTAGCCGAGTTGGAGAACAAAGGCGCGATGGTAGAGCTGAAAGAAAAACGTGGACGTTCTTTGAAGCAGAATGCCTATCTTCATTTGCTCCTATCTGCATTCGGTCTCCAATACGGCTACACTCTAGACGAAGTTAAGACGCATTTCTATAAGCTGGTAGTGAACAAAGATATATTCCTCAGAGAAGGAATTGATAAATTCACAGGAGAATGCTATAAGTATCTCCGTTCTTCTGCTGACCTTACGAAAGACGAAATGAGCAAATCAATTTCTGATTTCAAATCGTGGGCAAAAGAGGAAGCTGGATTTGATTTTCCTGATTCTGATGAATATATCGCACTACTGCATATTCAGCATGATATTCAGAAAAACGAGCAATACTTGCAGTAGTATTGTGTAACATACAATTTTAAATACAATGGATTCTTTTAAGATTAGCAAAGAACAATATTGTGATTTAATGAAACTTGATAGGACAAATGCCGTAAACTTGTTTGTTTATCTTCTCGCAAATGCAGACGATAACGGAACATTGATTGTTAGCATCCGCAAGATTTCGAGTGAACTATGTATTGGAGTGCAAACCGTAAGAACGTTGCTTAAACATTGGTATATAACACACATACTAACACACCAAGTAACACACCAAGGTAGCGTAATAACTATTTGTGATATAAAAAGTTACAAAGGTAGGAAACGTGCTGCTAACACATCAAGTAACACACTTGCTAACACACAAAAAACTATCAAGGAACGAAAGAAAGATTTCGCAGAAAGTTTGAAACCTCACCTCGAAAAGTACGGAAAGGATATGTTGAATGATTTCTATCGGTACTGGACAGAAATAAATGATGGTGGAAAAAAGATGCGGTTTGAAATGGAGAAAGTGTTTCAAATTGCAAGCAGATTGGTTACGTGGAGCAATAACAATAAATATCATTATAAGAATACCAACAGTCTTCCTGTTGGTATGAATTTGCAGAATAGTAAAGATAAAGATTACACAAAAGGGCTTGATAGATGGAACAAATAGATAGCGAATATTTCAAGAACCTTGTATCTCAGATGCGAGATACTGGTTATCCGCAAGAAATTGACAGAGTACAAATAAGCATTCCTAATGCAGAGAAACGTTTGCGTGGCGGCTTGCAGTATGTTGTTAATATGAAGTCTGGATGTAATGCCGAATGGAACGAACGCAATTACCGACCTATTGTTGATTGGATGACAGACAACAAAGGAAAAGGTTTATTGATGTTCGGCGGTTGCGGATTAGGTAAGTCGGTAATCGGAATGTATATCCTTCCTCTTCTTATTAAAGATGTACATAAAAAGGTGGTAAATATCTTTAGCGCACAAGAGTTGAACCAAAAGATTGATGAAATTCTCAAACTTCATATTATCTATATTGATGATATTGGTACAGAGGATAATCTTAACTCTTATGGCAACAAGCGTATGCCATTTGCTGAACTTTGTGACGCTGCTGAAAAGAAGGGGAAATTGCTTATCCTTACCACTAACCTCAGTATTGACGAGCTTACTCAGAGATATGGAGATAGAGTTGTGGATAGACTGATAGCAACAACAAAAGCAGTTCCTTTTACAGGTGATTCTTTGAGAAAGTAATTATGGCAGACGTAAGTAAAATGGCAGAGGAATGGCTCAGTGAGCACCCTAATGCGACACCAAAAGAAATATGGTTAGCTGGTTATTGGAAATCTACCGATAACTGGTGCAACCGAACCAAGTAAATTCTAGAATTGAAAACGAATTAATATATAGATAAATATGAGTCATTTTTTAACATTGGTAATTGGCGATGAGCCAGAGAAACAACTCGCCAAGTATGATGAAAATCTAGAGCTGCCTATGCATTTATACATGACTAAAGAGCAGCTTATTAGTGAAAAACGTAAGGAGATTGAGGAATACAAAAAGAATTACTATGATGTGTTCCTACAAGATAAAGATGCATATCTTGCCAACTGTTGCAAGGAACATGCAGATTATATCGAGAACGAATTTCCAAAGCATCTTAACTGGACGGACGAACAGATGTATGAGGATGCCGTGAAATATTATCGTATGGATATAGATGAAGGAAGCGAGGATATTGAGATACATGAGGACGGCAGCGTTTGGCGCACCTATAATAATGATGCCAAATGGGATTGGTATCAAATGGGAGGCAGATATGCTGGAAGACTTCAATTAAAGGATATATCAATGGATGCTCCATTATTCTATCCAGAATTTGCTCCTACATTCTATTCAAGAGAAGGCATTAACTATTTCAAAAAATTAAAGGCAGAAGGTCGTTGCGACCAAGCTCGCATTAAGGATATATCCAATGTAGAAGAAATATCAGTATTCGCTGTTGTTAAGGATGGGAAATGGTATGAGCGTGGCAAAATGGGTTGGTTTGCCGTAGTATCAGACGAAAAAGACAAAGATGCATGGAGCGAAGAAGTGAAACAACTTCTTGCATCACTTCCTCCTGACACTCTTCTAACGATGTATGATTGCCACATATAATCATTAACAAAAAAATATTTAAAAATGACGCAGACAGAACGTATTGAGAACGCAACCACCAAGCAAGCGGTAGTGTTCATAGGAGTTTATTCTTGGGTTATCCTGAGAAATATAGGAAGAGCAACCAATAAGGCAGTTCACAAGCTGCCCTGGTTGTTCATCGTGGTAACGATAGTAATATCGTTTATCGTTAGCTTCGTCTTTATATCTAAGGCAAGGGCTGAACGAGATAACTACAATCAAAAACTAGTTCACGCAACACAGCAGCTTGATAGCTATGTGGCTGCATACGGAAACATTAAATCAAAGTAAATATGAAGAGATACAAACATACAATAGTGATGATCCTGCTCGTTATTGTAGCTCTCATCGCAGGCTACGGATTCTTCTGCTTCATGGTTGAACATATTTTCCTTTCGCTCCTGATGCTCTTCTGTATCAGTTGCGCATTGGCAGTAAAGAAGGAGGTGTAGGAATGTCGGCATATAATTTCACACCAAAAGGAGCATTCTTCATCAACTACAAGGAGCCGGACAGGGAAACCGTAGACCATATCACTTCGCTCTATTACCTCATTATCGGTTCTCTCGCTACAATCACACAGACGGCAATCAAAGACTTGCACGACAATCTCAGTGAGAGGAAGGACCTGTTTAAGCATGAGCTTAAGTATCGCATAAAGGAGGCATTCTCCCGTTCTGAGACTCTTATAGGTATATTCAAGAAGTATACTACCGAGATTTCGCAGTACGAGCTCTGGCTTGATATTACAGACAGCATGGAGGAAGACCTGAAGATTGACATACAGAGACTCTTCTATACGACCGACAACATTCTTCTGAAAAACAACATCAAGGAACACAAGCTTCAGGCGTATGCATGCGTAGCTTACAACCTGTCAATCATGCTGCACGATATGTGTACGAAGTTTGATGACGTTATGAGTGAACGCGGCATCAGTTCTGGCAGCATAAGACCTTGCGGAGAATTCATACAGTCTATGTATGGTATGTATGCCTCGATGAGAGAGGTTGCCAGGATTCTCATACCGGACAAGGATGCCGAATACTTCAAGGAAGGCGGTCAGATTTACAGGGCTTTGCAGGTGGTTGCAATGAAGGTATGCAATCCGGAAAGAATAGACAACGCTGCCGACGAAGGACTGAAGCTTAATGGCGTTGACTATCATGGTGAAGAACACCAGAATAACGCATTCCTTCCTTGGAACGGCATCCAGGTTAACTTCCTGGCACGCAACTTCGATAAAATGTCTGATGAAGAACTTGCAAAGGCTCTAGGACGATCTGTTGGTGCAGTAAAGGCAAAAATGAGACAACTTAAACTAAAACGTAATAACGATTAGGAGGTGTAATTATGGAAGATTTGCCTGTAGGCGCAGAAGTCACATTAAAGGTGGTTGAGACCAAGGAAGCCGATTGTAGCGGTTGTTTCTTTGATGAAATTGCAAACTGTATCAATATAGACATGTGTAATCGAATCAAGTGCGCATCAAATGAGCGAAAAGACGGAAAGAATGTTCAATTCAAAAGAATAAAGTAATATGGCTACAGCAAATTTTGAAATTGGGAATAAAGAATTTGAGGTACGTTTCATACCTGAATCAGGTTATCCTCCAACAAAGAATGAACGTGGTTCTTCATTGATTGAGTATGATGTAACGACATACAAGGATAATCAGCCAATGATGAAGAAGTTCAATCAAAAGAAACGTGTTTATTTCGACCTTGAAGGTAATGTTTATAAGAGTAAACAGAGTAATAAGGTGTGGTTTAATCTTTATAAAGCAAGTTAATGGTTATGGAAGAAAAGGTTAATATAGCGGAAATTCTAAAGGATAAGCCGCAAGGAACTAAGTTGTATGACTTATTACGCAATATAGACGTAAAGTTAGATGAAGTTCACATAACAGATGTTGGCACTTATATTGAATGTACATCAACTAATGAAGTAGGCAGCACTTTTTTGTTTGATTATTCAAAATTAGGTACAGAAGAAAGTTGGCTTGATGGCTTACAGATTCTCCTTCCTTCCAAAGAAATGCGAGACTGGTCTAAGCTCGCTTGGAATACAGGAGACATTCTAGTTAACAAAGATGGAAATGCACATGTTATCTTCGAGGGGTTTGATGATGATACCTACGAAACTTTCAATGGTAATAATTATCTGTGGGAAAATGAGGGTATTACAATGTGCTTCGGAGAGTATGAAGACGAATTGCCAACATCAGATTTCAGCAAAGCAAACAAAGAAGACGCTCAGAAATACATCCGCCAAATAGAGAAAAGACTAGGCTATAAGTTAAACTTTGAAACTTTGAAAATTGAAAAGTCTGAGTTCAAGGATGGGGATGTTGTCACCATTATGCCTCATATTGGAGATAAGCTTATCTATCTTTTCAAAGCAGAAGATGACGAAAAGTATTATGGTCATGCTTTTCTTGACGGTAACATAGCTATTGTTAATGAGGATAGTTATTGCCAAAAAGACTTTTGCACAGCTCGTTCATCTACAGAAGAAGAGAAGCAGCAGCTCTTTGAAGCTCTTGCAAAGAAAGGCAAGGCTTGGGATGCTGAGAAGAAACAGATTGTGGATATTAAAAAAGAACTCCAATTCAAACCTTTTGAGAAAGTATTAGTTAGAGATAGTTATAATGATATGTGGAGAGCAAGTTTCTTTAGTCATATTAAAGAAGATGATGGAAGATATGTAACTACATGTTGTACTTGGAAATTCTGTATTCCTTACATCGGCAATGAATCATTGGTAGGTACAACTAAAGACGTGGAGGGCTAGATATGGACGAATCTTTTAAGAAAGAACTTATAGAGCATTGTAAAAGGCAAATGCAACGCTTTGAGAGAATGGGAAGAACTGATTCTTTCGCATATAAAGAACATGCTGTTTTACTTAATTTTCTTGAACGTTAATATTTACATTTTTAATACAACAATAGTTATGATAGACATAAAGAAGAAAATCCAAGCTGCCAGAGATTACGCAAGCAAAAGCTATCGTACAATTAGAAGAATATCTAAAAACTGCAATATTGTGGAAAGAGACAAAAATGCAGCAAAGCATTTCTTGGATGGCATTGATTGGGCAGAGAAAGAGATATTCAAAGATTTGATTCATAATGCTAACGAAGTTCCTCAAATTGGCAGAGGAAGGATTCTTGCATACTCAAGAGACTGCGGTTATAGAAATCTTTACAACCTATACGATATGATGTACAAAACTGATTGCGGCACATATCAAGAAATGTGGGAATTAGAAGTTAAGGCGTACAATTTGGATGGTTGGATATACGCAGATGAGTTGTTTAAATTGGTTATAGAAGGAGGTAATCATGATTAAGCCAGTTACTATGTACTCTGTCGTATGTGACAGATGCGGAAAACCCTTCGTTGATGAGTTTAATGGTATTGTGGCTTGGTTGGATGAAGGAACTGCAAAAGAGCAAGCAATGGAAAGCGAATGGGCAGAGATAGGTGATAAGCACTACTGCCCAGATTGCTATGAGTTTGACGATGAGTTAGATGAGTATGTTCCTAAAAAGAAAGGAGTAAGAAAATGAAACAGAAATTATTAAATATCAAGCATAAGTTAATCGCTTTATGGTGGTTCTTAACAAGAAAGAACTACTATCTTCTGTCATACAATGGCAGAAAAAGTGGATTTTTGGAAAGCGGTAATGTTGTGATTCCCGAGTTCATCGAATGGGTAAGAAAAAAGCATGGTGTGCCTACCAACCATGAGATAATCATGGAGTTGAAGAATATTGGTAACATCTGTAGAAGTACAGATATTCTTGCATATAATGAGATTAAGGTATTGATTGAGAAACTTGAAAAGTAAAGCGTATGTTGTACGAAGCAAAACAGGGAAGTAAGGCTGATGAATACATTAAGAATATTCTCGATGCTGAAGAAAAAGAGTATCAAGCCTACATGAAGAGAGTAGAAGAAGCCGTAGGCTTCGAGTTTGAGAAGTGGCAAGGTTATCAGCCTAACCGCAGTCTGCTGCGAGAGTATGAGATAACCGCTATCTGGATACCGTCCGAGCGTTTCGACACATTGGATGAAATGGCATGGAGAAAGATAGATAGCCGAATGTTTGAGGATGGCCATTACGTAGCAATAAAGCCCAACAAGCGTTGCAAGCAAGGAAAGGCAATCGCCGCGGTGCTCTCTTCCTATAAAGCGGTCACGAACCATTTTAAGGTAATGAAGGAACTGAATATTGGAGTCCCTCAAGCTAGCCGTTTCTCTATTACTCAGTTACTCCGTCACAAAGACCGCGTTTTTGCTTTCTTCGATGATAGTATTAGAGCTGAAAAGCAAAATCCAGACTTCGTGGAAATCACGATAGGTGAGTATGAGGATTTCATTAATGGTAAAGACTAAGCGTATGGATACAAACAGCTATTTACGAATAGAAAATGGATTTGATATATCTAAGATAACTGGGGTTATTCCTCAGAATATTGGAGAAGGATTTCAGTTTGATCTTTCTGATAAAACATATACAACTATGGGTAGCTATACTAAAGACAAAAAAAGACTCATGAATATCGTAATTAGTTCTTTTTGTGGTCTTTGTGGTGGAGCAATACATTATTACGCAAAATTGTATATTAACGTAAGCAATGTGTGTGGTAACAGCTCGGTAAGTGGATATTTGGGAGGAATTAAAATTCCAAATGAATATCAAACCATCAAAGGGGAGTTTGTTAGACCACTCACTCAAAAGGAGAAAGATGAGCAACCAGGCAGATGGGACTGCTGGTATCAAGTAGGGGATTTAGTTAATGCCTTCGAATCTCTTGAAGAGATAGAGAATTTAATTAAAAACCTCAAAAAGAAGTTCTCTTCTAAGGAGTGGAAAGTTGAGATAAGACGCGATTATTAACCGCCTTCTGGCACAAATAAATAGTAATATGAATGCAACAGTAGCAAAGAGAAAGTTGTGTGAGTTGAGAAGTAGTCTTAGAGACAAAGAAGCAGACAAGGCTATTTGGATAGCCATTCGTGCTATTGACACTTGCACAGAAAATGGATTTATTGTAGAAGATTAACTATCCTGCAAAGGATATAAATAGATAGTAATATGGAAATAATACCAGCTTGTATCAACTGTAAGCATATAAAACGACAATATGGTGTCTTATATTGTGATATTGATAAGTCAAGAGTAGAAGAATCTGATTGTTGCGATGGTGATAATTGGAATTTTGAAAGCATATTTAAATAAACTAACCACCCTCTCCCTTTTACAGGAGAGGGTAAAAAGAAGAGAATATGGATGCAAATAAAATAACATTAGCTAGCTATATTGTATATCTCCAAGGTATGTATAAACGATATGGCAATATTAGTATTGCGCAACTAAAGCATATAGAAAGAAATAGAAAAAGGAGGATAAGCGATGAGTAATATTTATAAAGAGGATTTCGTTGATGAAGATACAGGAGAAGTCATTCAAATGGAATTAGACTTAGACAAACTTCATAAACATCATAAGAGATATAAGCAATGAGCAAAATTAAGGAATTATTAAGTCAAGCATACAATCAGCTTGATGAATACAATAAAGGTGGTGCTACTCAGCATAACCTTCTTTGGAAGGCAATGGGCAATATTGAGGATGCACTTAAAGAGTTGGAGGAGTGAAAAATGAGTGTACTAATATCTCCAGAAGCTTATAAAAAGATACTTCAAGAAGATTTAAATTGGCTTTTCAAACAACCTGAAAGTCTTGAAAAAGACCATATTGAAGCCATACTAAAAAATCTAATAAAAAGAATTGATGAAGAAAAGAATTTTTAATTATGGACAGAAATCAAGCAAGGGAGTTGCTGCCTATTATTCAGGCATACGCAGAAGGAAAGATAATACAGGTAAAACAACCTATAGTTGGATGGAAAGATAATAATGAACCATTATTCAATGGTGACACTAGTTCTTACCGCATCAAGCCAGAACCAAAGTTCCGTCCATTCAAGGATGCAGAAGAGTGCTGGCAGGAAATGCTGAAACATCAGCCATTCGGGTGGATAAAATGCTATGAAGGCTATTTAAATATCACTTATGTTGGTGACGAACAAGTATACCTGGCAGATCCAGATGGTGGTGCCATTCTGCTAGATTCAGAAAATAGCTATAAAGACAACACCTTTGTAGACGGCACTCCATTTGGTATTAAAGTGGAGGAATAACATATGATATTGTATCAGATTTGGTGTAAACGTACTTATGTTAGTGGCGGTTTCTGTGAAGACGAAGATGAGCCAACACAACTAATATTTACTACATTAGATAAAGCACGTTCAAAAATACCAAAAGACCATTATAGTAAAGAAAATGGTTCACGTGAATACTACATTAAAAAGATTGAAATTGAATAAAAATGGAGGAATAGTTATGGAAATATCAAGAAAGAAACAATTAAATTATGTTTTGAACCTTGATTATCCAATTATTGGTAATAAAGTTCAAAAAGATTTGGATGATACAGATAGTATTACATTTTCTCGCTTTGCATCAAAAAAGGCAGTAGTAATGTGTGCTAATAGGTTAGAGTATATTTTGGCTAACACCCCAGATAACTTTGACCTTGATGTAGAGTTAAGTAATTTACATGAAACCTTGCGATTTGCAGAGACGAATCTTAAAGTCGCAGGTGGAATAGAAGAATGGAATGGGAATACAGCATGGCTATGTGTTAATTCTTTCGGCATGGAACTTATGTTTGCATCTAAGCCTAAAAAGGTTGATGGCAGTTGGCTAGATAATAATGGATGCTGTAAGTGTTTAGAACTCCCAAAGGGTAGCATTAAGAAGCTCATTGGAACAGAACTTACTTGGAATGATGAGCCAGTAGAACTTAAAGAAAAATAAATAGCGTATGAAAAGTATATTCTCTATGTTTGCTTATTGGGATAGAGTACATCAATTCCCTGACGGACACATTAAAGTAGAAAGAAATTTGGCTTGGAGAAGAAAGTATCTCCATGCTCGTAATCGTAATAAACAATTAATCTTTTAGCGTATGAAAAAAGAAACAAGAAATGTAGCAGTTCTCGATTGGGAGGATAAAATTAAGCTACAACAATCTATCAGGGATTTGGAAGAAGTTGCTGAGACTTACCAAAGACCTTGCAAGGAACTTACAGGTATCAATAATACACTTTACTATCTCAAAACGATTGAGGAGGAAATTAATTAGCGTATGAAGGTTAGATTAGAAAAAATAATGGAGGAAAAGTAATATGGAAGCAGGACAATTATTAGTGCTATTGTTGTCGTTTTGCGCTTTAGCATTACATATCAAGAATCGTAGAAGAAAGGAATAGTTATGACAAAACCTTACAGAATCAAGCATAAGGCTAGCGGATATTTCTACCAACGTTACAACGGAAGTAACCTTGGTAAGAAAGGCAAGGTGTATATGAATAATCAATCACCACTTACAATGTGTGATAATGAGAACTTTATACGTATTCAGATTCGTCACAACACTTTAGCTTATAAAGCATTGAGAGATATGCTTTCCAAATATGCTATAGGTAAAGATGATGAGTGTGAATGGCATAGTACATCTTACAGAGTTCCAAAGAGTGAATTTGTAAAAGAAGTATTAGCGTATGATTCTTAAAAAGAAAGATAAGCTAACGGCATATTGGGATAAGAAAGAGAACTGCATTGGTGCTTATCACCCTCTAGGGTTTATGACACAAACAGATGCTCATTATCTCTTCGATAAGGTCTTCACCAAAGAGTTTATCAAAGAAATGACTGATAGAGGATATGATGTTACAACGATGAAGTTTGAAATCTCTCCCAAGCTGCCGAACTATGAGCGATTCAACGGCTTATCAGAGAAGTATTACGGAAAGGAGAAATAGCTATGAAGATTAGACAAGCTAAGAAGATAATGAAGGAAGCTAGAACAGATATTCCTTGGACTAACTTGTATTGGAGAACTAGAATAGAAATACATGATTTGGGGCATGGTTTTATTTTAGACCACCGCATCTCTAAGGCGAAAAAATTGACAACACGATGGGACGCTCGTAAGCTTATTAACGAATTGGTAAAGCTCAATAAGAAGCATCCGTTCAAGCTAAAAGATATTCAGCGTAGTGCAGAAAGATTAAAACAGTACAGCGTATGAAAGAAGAAAGATGTTGTGGTAACTGCCTTTGGATGGGATGCGAAGACATCTTAGGCAATGGATGGTGCTACAAAAAAGATTGCGAAACATCTTGTGATAAGGTTTGCAAGAAACATGAATTTTAAAATTTAAATATCAAATGGAAAAGATTTTTAGACATTTCAAAGGAGGTTATTACAGATTTATCACTGAGGTTACAAATAGTGAGACTCAGGAGAAGGAAGTTGTTTATCAGGCTCTCTATGGAGAGTGCAAGGTTTGGACTCGCCCTGCCGATATGTTCTACGGAAAGGTGAACGTTGATGGTGTTGAGATTGATAGATTCACCGAGGTTGTTGGTGTGCCTGTGTTATTCAAAAAGACCAACGAGAACGCTATTATGCCAACTAAGGCGCACGATGATGATTTCTGCTATGACTGCTATGCCGTATCAGAAGAAGAGGTTGCGCCTAACGTATGGAAATACGGTCTCGGATTTGCGCTACAGATTGAAAACCGAAACAAGCCTGCTGACATTTCAAGATGCTTTACGTTCCGTCCTCGTTCTTCCGTATGGAAGACTGGTATGAGTCTCAGTAACTGTGAAGGCACTATCGATGACCCATATACTGGAGAGATTTCTGCCGTATTCTATCACTTGTTTCCAAATATGCCAAGATATAAGGTTGGTGACAAAATCGTGCAATTCCACCTAGAAACAAGTGACAACATCATGTTTATAGATACGGATGAGTTAAACAAAACAGAGCGTGGCGATAACGGCTACGGCTCTTCTGATAAAAAGTAATATGAACGTACTCACAGACGAACAGAAAAATTACATAAAGGAGCATCCGGATGAATCTCCATACGCAATGTCTAGGAATTTCGGATGCGCTGTGCAGACAGTATACTGGTGGCTGCATAAGTTACACGGAGACTCGTTTAAGGATGCGCGGGAAAGACGCAGGAACGAAATTCATGAGTCTGTCCGCAATATGTATCCAGAAATGTCTTCGTCTGAGATCTCAAAGGTGCTCGGAATAACGAAGTCCTGCGTTGCTAATATAGCAAAATCACTCGGTGTCACACATACCAGGGAAACTGAAGAAAGGCTTAGGCAGAAATGCGCTCAGGCAATAGTAAGACCGGAGATAATAGCTAAACGTTCTGAATCCCTAAAAAAGACGCTGAGGCTTGATAGATACAGAGCAGCGAACGGAATTAAACAGAAGACGCGACGCAAGTTCAAGACGATTCCGAGCAGATGTCTCTGTGCAAGGAACTATCTCTGCAATAAATACAACTACTTCTACGACAAGGACTACGGAGAACTGCTTACCATATTCTACGACAGCGAAACGAGAATGCTGACCGAGGATCAGCAGAAACATTATGAGAAGAAGTATGGTATCAAGTTCCTCCAGGGAGCTGAAGAATAATTTCTGTGCATTATTATCTATATGTTTAGAGGCGGCTATCCATCACGGACGGTCGCCTCTTTTCATTTAAACTAATAACTAAACATTAACTAAACCAAATGTTATGAAAAGAAAACTTAAGAATGCTTATGTAATTTTACCTTGCGGTATATCCAACCAATAAATGCGAGAATACCTATGAAAAGACAAACTGATGCTATCTTACCTATTTTCGAGAAAGCTCTGTCGGTCTTTGATAGTTGCTTCTCGACATATACTTTATCTTTCGATATTTCGTTTATCACCGACATCAAGGAGTCACACTTGCTGTGATATATCGACGTGCTATCCTTGTATTCTTTGAGGATCGAAATACTGTCTCTCAGTATCTGTACGTCTTCATGTGATATTTCGTGATATTCGTAGTGAAATCTGTCTTCTCCAACTTTGTTACCATTGGCATCATACTTGGATGCTGTGCTATCTTTGACGTGCGTCTTTTCCTTTGTGGTTGACTTCACGGATTCCTTGTGAGATGCTTTATATAACTCCAACTCTTTAATAAGCCTTGCGTTAAAGAGTGAATCCCACTTGGCATCATTGCGCTTGTCAGTGATGTACGTCTGTTTCTCTACCAGTCGTTCTTTAGCCTTGCATCTACAGAACATTGATAGAATCAGCATCGCTACTGCAATGGTAATTACGACCTTTGTTATCTTATCTATCAGTTTCATAAGCTACTGAATTACAATCGTTACTTTTTCCTTTTTATCCCAAGCCGTTTTCATTGTCTGAATGAGCTTGTTTGTCCAGAATCGAGAATCGCTAACCCAACCTTTCTTGTTATTTTTCCCCACTAAGATACAGCCCAGTGTGTCTTTTGCAGAGTTACCGGAATGAATACGGATGCCATCGAACCCTGGCACATCCTTTAATAATGGGAGCATCTTCTTGAATCTGTTAGAGTAGGTATATACGCATTCATAGCTGCCGCTTGGTATTGCAGTCTGCCCATAAACCTTTTTCTTCTTGATTTCGCACAAATCCATTCTTTGGTTCAATCCTCTGTCTGTATCTTCAAGAGTATTGCAGCCAAACAAATTGCCATTCACGAACAGACGACTAATAGTATAGCCATCCTTTTTCCAAGCCCTATCAATTAGTACTTCCATTTTTGTTTTCCTCCTCTTTTTTATCAAACTCCTGATTCAATCTCTCCAATATCGGTTTCCAATAACTCGGCAATGCCTTCGCAAACTCAAACCTGAGAATGTAATAAATAACTCTGAATGCGACATTCTTAGGGTATGCCTTAATGAGATTTTTGAACGCATTGCATATATACACATAGCAGAATATGTACGTAAGCATCTTAATTGCAAATAAAGCTTCCGTGCCATCATTACAACCTAACATGATGCCGTATATCACATAGACGATAGCTACATAGAGCAACATTTCCAAAATTGCGTTCTTGAACTTCGATACAGAAAAGTTCTTGCATCGTACAACACTCACGCCGTCAGCTCTCATACCACAGAAGATATTGAAGCCAAAGGCAATAATCAACGCCAAGACAAAACCTTCTGTTGGCGTCGCAAAGGCAAGTATAGCGGAGAAAATAGTAACCCCTATCTGCCGAATCTGTGAAGAATCTAATAAATCTGTCATAATCTGTTATCCTGAATAATTAATAAAAATAAAGTTTCGGTCTCTTTCTGCAAAGATAGCAAAAAAAACCGAAACTTCATTCAGAATAACGAAAAAATCATATATTCAGATCATAATATGGCATTCCTCCGTTTTCCAGGAAAGAAACACATTCGTCGAAAATCTTACGTTCGTAGTCGAGCGCATTGATTTTCGGAAACCATTTTTTAATCTTTGCGTCATTGCGTTTAACCATTCCGCCCCAAAGAACGCACCAGTCTTCGAGATTGATGTTGTCGTTCTTGACTTCGTGCCAATAATCTTTAGCAATGTCTTTTGCGTGTAGCTGATTAATGAGACAAAGATGCATATCTGCCATTTCTTCGTCATAATGACATGCGCCAATTTCCCCCTTGACCTGCTTCATCATATCAAGCATTACGCTGTCATTCATTCCCACTTCGCAACAATCTGCCATTATTGTGACACAGTTCTTGATAGCCTGTATGTCATTGCTAGCTATAATGTCTTCGAATACCTTTTTCATAACCGTATATTTTTGATGTTACTTCAGAAAATAATCTCTGATGTCGTATACGCCATCCTTGTCCTTCAGGAGATCAAGTGCGAGGCTATGTGCATACTTAACCAGATGCTCAGTGCCAATGTCCTTCACGTCTTCCTTGCCGAGTATTTTAGCAATGGTGCATCCGTGGTCGCTTACAACCTGATTCATCGCAACGTACAAAGCGTAATCGTTGTAATAAGGTTTCTCCTCTGTTGCAAGTCCGAGACCGGTCATAGCATTGATCCATGTCTGCATATCCCAGGTTACTGGTGGATTCATACAGGTTACAATCTCAGAAGCCTCCTTCTTGGTGAGATAGTTATTCCACTTGATAGCGCAAAGCTTATCAAGATACTCTTGCGCAAGCTCTGGGTGCTTTGCTGCCATATCATTCATCATGCAACGCATCGTGTTACCGAATACGTGCATATACTTTACGTTTGCTGATGATGCCATCATTCCGTACAGCTCGTCAAATTTACTCATAATCTCTTTTGTTTCCATATCTTATATATTTTAACCTATTATCAAATCTCTCAACTCTACAAAGTCCTCCTCTGTGAAGTTGATGCTTCGCTTGCTTCCAAAGAGGATAGCAGTAGCAATTCCATCTGGCAGGTCAATAGACACAACTCCTTTGTCGATATGTCCGTGTATAAAACCTACATCGAATTTGTAATCTTCCACGGATTTTAGCATCTGCATCATATCTTCAAATATCGTGTTGGCATCTATGTTGCCGTCTTCATCGGCGATGAATAGGGTAGCGTTGTCAATGCTCTTGCCCCAACTATCCTTGTGCTTGGCGATGATGTTGTGCGCCGCACGTTTCATGTACACTGATGGTATGGCGAGCATCTGGTTAGCCTTAACCATATCGTCTATTCTAGCATCTGCCCACAAATCAAGCGATGTAAGCAGTTTCTCTTTCAATTCTGTTACGTTCATTTCTTAGTTCCTCCCTTCTTTGTCCCTTGAACCATAGCGAGATACTCTTGCCACGTTTTATCACTATGATTTGTCATATAGTCGTTAAGCATAGCGGTTTTCTGCTCTTCCGCCTGTGCTACTTCTTTTCTCAGTCGTTGCATCAAAGACAAATGTTTCTTTAATGCCTCCTGTCCTTGCTGAGTGCTTTCGATACGAGGGCGTATAATGCGCAATTCCTCGTCTTGCACTAGCTTAGACACATATTGCAAGCTATTGACGTATTCCTGATTCTGCATCAAGTACTGACGTTGTGCGCCTGTAAGATTGTCTTCAATCTTATCAATCTCATCCCATAAAGGGGTGGAAGACTGCTGCGCTTGCATGTTGATAGATGCTCGTTTCTGCTGTATTGCTTCGTACATCTTCTGTAGCTCGGCATCCATCATCTGCGGCTGCTGCTGATTTGTACCCATATCAAGCAAAGGGCTGTTTCCAAAATTCATCATAATCAATATCTTTAAGTTGGTGATATATTATAGAGAGGTGAGAGGGCATCCACCAACGAGGGCAAACACCCCTCACCAACTCATTTTTTCTTAGTCCGTCTAACCGACTTCCTTACTGCTCTGTTACGCTCCTGTAGTGGGAGTAGAAGGAGCAGTGCAGTTACAGCCATAGCTGCCGTAACCCGAGATTACTGGCGTAGATGGGAGTACCAACTGACCACGCAAGCAGTTGCAGGTCTTCTCGTTCACGTAAGCCATCATAAGCTTCTCCTTGTAAGGAGTGAGGGCTTCCATCACGGCTACCTTCTTGTCGAGGTCGCTATACTTTGCTTGCAACGCATCGTACTGGTCTCTCTGATTCTTGTACAAGCCAAAATCTGCATCAATCTGAGACTTGTAAAGACCGAACTCAGCCTGCATTGCACGGCGGTTCTCGGCGTTGATAGCATCGTTAGCACCCTTATACATAGAGAACTTCTCAGCGATGTCTGTCTCTCGCATAGCGTAGAACTTGTTAGCGGTGTCGAGCTTCATACCGAACATGTAGGTAAGCAACTTCACCTCATCATCGCATTCCTTCTCCATTACCTGCAAGGCAGTTGGCTGATTTGAACTTGCGTTAGCCCCATAGGCGTTGATGTTCACGTTCTCAGGCATATTGCTGCCGCCGAGAGAGCCGAATACACCACGACCATTGCCGTTGAGCAAAGCTAAAGCCAAGCCACCGATGCCAATTCCGAGGGCTGTTCCTGCCAAACCCTTGCTGGCATACTCTTTCTTTCCATCTTCGTAGATTTTCTTCTCTACGACCTTTGCATCTGTCATTTCCATAATACAATCTTTTGAAATCCTTAATATTAACTAACACTATTGTAACGTTACGGATGCAAAGGTACAAAGAATAGGGGAGAGCAAATATAACTCTATCACACTTTCTTTTAGTGATTGATTATCAGAGATTTAAGGTGATAGGAGGTAGTATCATAAATAATAAAAAAAGAGAGGTAACCACTTACCTCTCTTACTCAACTTGTAAGGAACACTTACATGTTCAACTATTATTTTCTCTTACTCTTAATGAAGTGCAGTATATCCCACTTCTTAAAATATCGGGTGTGCCCTCGCTTTTTGCATTCTCCGTTCGGAATGTCACCTCTAGCAACCATTCTATTCAATGTTGCATCAGAAACGTGAAGCTTCTCCTTGACCTCCTCGGTGCTCAACATAGGGTTGAGAGCATACGGCAGATAGTTCTCACAAAGGTCTTCTATCTCATCGCTACTCATTCCACAAGCAGTTACCTTCTCCCCTCTCTTCTCTTGCTCGTCTGCTCGAAAACAAGAATCCGATAACGATTTTAATAACACTCCCAAGGTGTGATAACCAAATAACTTTCCCATATCATTATAATCTAGAGATTAAACTTTGACAGCCCTTGCCTGAGTAATACTTATCGGCAAAACCATATACATAAAATATAATGGTCATTACAAGTATTACAACATTAGATTCCACCATTTCGTTGGTGGTAAAAACATTCCAGTATACAATATGAATAGCATTTATCCCAAATAGGTAGATGATCATCGGAATACGCCATCTGTAGCAGAGCCAAAAGAATCTGCTAGCAAGTATAAGCACAATCGGATGGATGTAAACTGAGAAATAGATAAATGCTGCCGATACCCAATTCTCCTTAAACCATACGCACATTTCTTTTTCATGAGACGCAAATGTTACCATGCATGCAATATGAAAAAGCATGATAAACAGAGGCATCACTTCACAATAATACTTAAACCAAGTGAGTAGCTTTACGCTGTAGCCTCTACCTGCAAGGATAATGACGTTTATCATTTCGCTAACGTCCATGTCCTTAAACATTACTCTTGACAACTGTACAACACCGACTGATTGAACTAACCGATGGACTTCATCTTCTTCCTCTTTAGTCATAAATTCTTCTCCTTTTGTTTTATTATTTGTTCTTAGTTCCTCATTCTTAATAATAAGGAAAGTGCTGCAAAAATAAACAATTCTGCACAAAAATATTTATTTTGAGCAAAAATTTAAAGTTAAACTTTGCTAAAGTAACAATCTGAAAGTAGATGGTTGCAAAAATAGCGTTAGAACGGCTTTCTTGCCAAATTCTAACGCTATTTCTATATCTACTTATCAGTATTTTATCCTATCAAAACCTCAAGGCTCTCCATATCAGCGAACTTTAAGCCGCAATCCTTAGCAGCCTTGAAAAGCTCTTTCTCTTCAACTGCCTCGATGGCTACCTCTACCTCCTTGTCGGCAAGTTCCTTGAAATACTTCTCGGTCTTCTGCTTCTGATTGAAGAAGTACTGGTTGACCTCCGCAAACTTGGCTGAATCGTCCTTGTTATATTCGTAGCCCTCATCGGCGTGCTTCTGCTCTAGCTGCTGGCACTCCTGGAGCTTGTGCTGCATCTCCTCGAACTTATCATCTTTCAGGCTATTCTGTGCTTCCTCAACATCCTTGTCGTAGGTATCGGCTACGTGGCGCAGAGCCTTCATATTCTTCCAAACTCGCATAGCGGCATCATCGCTCATAGATGATGTCTTAAATGCCTTCAATGTTCTGTAGGCTGCAACAGCCTCCATTGTCTTAATCTTTTTCATAATTGTTTCTTTATTTTTATGTTATACAATATTCTTCTCCAGATTGCCATAGCAGAATACCTTTCCTGTTAACAGTGCAAAGTTAAGAAAATAATTCCGAATAGCAATGCAGGAGGAGCAAAATTTACGAATTTAAAATTAACTTTCCCACGTTGGGTAATCACTAGGTCGCAACGTGTCTGCTTTCTCGGTGAGAACGTAAACCACAAATACATTTCTAGTATTTTGTTATATTAAGAACATCTACATTTTAATGCATAATATAACTACCTCCTGGAGGAACTTGTTTCCATCCACCATCTATATTAATTTCAAAAGATAATTGACATCTTTGTCCATAATAACCTCCATCATAAATATTATCAAATCTTATATATGTTTCAACATAATCTGTTCTATCACCTTTAGGAATAGTTACAGAGCCTGTATCTTGACCAGAGCTATTAGATACATAACCTCTTCCGTATGTTGTCTTATTATTACCATACTTACAAACGCTTCTAAATATACCATCATTAACTGTAAATGTAGCATCAGGAAGTTTATATATTCTAGCTTTACAAATACAAGTAGCACCAACTAATTGTCTCAACGATGAGAAATCAACAAAACCACTAGAACCACTTTTAATACTTTCCATATTAATTTGTCTAGGATAATATTTAAAACTAATAGCACCCGGAGGAGATATAAAAATTATTTTTGTATTATCATATAAAGTTGCATTACGAGTATATGCTAAAAAAGGTACAATAGTAACATCTTTATCATTACCTACATCAAAAGTTATTTCTCTACTTGCATATATAAAATCTGTTGGTTTTTCGCAATTACCAACATAATAATTTTTATAAATCTTATCAGTATTATTATATGGTGAATCATAACAAATTTGAATCCAAAAAGACCAAGCTAAATACAAATCGGTAATTATATCTTCCATAGTAACATTTGTATTATCATCCACATTTGTATTCTTATATAGAACACAATTAAATTTAGGAGTTGAAGAATAATAAATTTCAACACTAAATAACGTAGGAATAGAAGATTGGAACATATTACTTATTGCTTTACTATTATAGTTTCTAAAATCACCTAATCTATAAGGAGAATTAGCACCACCTTTTGGAAAATGTTTTCCTGAAGCATATACAGTATGCGAATTAGCACTTGCATCTTTATCAATACCTCTAACTCCATATACATTATCAATATAAAGATATTTACATGCTTCAATAGCAAAACCTTCTCCACCATAATTATAACGTAAGTTCTTATAAGTGTCCATAGGTATATTCATACCACAACGAACAACACAAGTATATTTATTATATGAAGATGTTACTATTTCCTCAGAGTCTTCTCTAATAGGATATTCTTTAAATTCACCTTTACAACTAATAGGTTTATACTTACTCCATATATTTATATTTTCACTCTTACAAAGAGTAGCAAGGTCATTGCTACTCTCTCCAAGAGCTTGTTTAACATCATCAATGCTAACAGGAGCACTAATAATTCCGTTTTCACTATTGTAAGACATAATCTTTATTTTTTAAATATTCAACTTTAGTTTCTAATTCTGTTACAACTTCTTTAGTAACAACTCGCTCTACTGTTACATTGAACACTAGGCAAGGCAGCTCTATAAGAGCCACCCTGCGTTAATACTCACGATACTTACTCTGCTGCCTCGCTTGCCATATTAGCGGCGATAGCGGAATTAACCTCCTTTATCAATGATGATACCTCACTGAGCTTGCTCTGCGGAACACCGCTGATGTTGTAGGTCAGCTCGCTGCCGTTGGAGCTTGCGTTGGCATTGCCGAGATAATTACCATTTGCGTCACCATAGATACTCATATTGATGCTCTCGATGTTGCCACCCGTCTTGTCAACATTGTAGGTGATCTCTACTCGATAGCCGCCCTTGGTATAAGTGGCGGTTGTCTGTTCACTCTTCTTGTTAATCTTTAAATTTTCCATTTTCTAATCTAATTTAATAAATTAATATTCTTGTTATCTAATCTCTTCTTGTTATTGCCGTCCTGCTTTCCACTCAATCGCTGAACCTCTGATTCGAGGAAGACCACCCGAGCCTTCAACCTGCTGACCTCATCGCCCACCTGCTCGATAGCACCGAATGCCGTTGCAATCAGCTTCGGAGACCAATAATTTATCTTGTAGTAGCCATTCTCATCAGTCTCCACGATGTCCTTTAAGTGAGGGTTGCACAAGACGTGCTGGGCAATCCAACCGATAGACCTTGTATTGTCCTTCTTCCAAGCAAAGCCGAACGTTCCACCCATTGCCTTGATGATACCGAAGTAGTCCAGCTTCCGCAAATCCTGCTTCAAGCGGATGTCAGAAGATTGATAAGCTGTAACTCCACCTTTAGCAAGAATACTATTAGGGAAGTAAGTATTCATATTATAATCGAAATTATATATATGACCTGTATGACCCATAAATCTATCAATAGGAAATGAATACTTAGTAAAAGAAAATATTCGTATTTTATGTATAATAGCATTACGTAAACCAGTAATATTTTGGTCATGTGCAAATTTAAATCTAATATATCTTCTATTATTATTTCCTATAGGAAAACCTTCATTACCATTAGATAGATTTATATAATTAACTTGATTCCATCCGAACATATGTTTAGTAAAAGTTTCCGTTACAACACCACTACTATTTAAATATTCTACAGTACAAATAATATCAATACCATTACTAATATCAACACTAGCAAAATAAATTTGAGAATAGCAATGATTAGGAACATTAAATGTAAACATTAGTTGGTTCTTTTTTATTTGAGCTAGTTTCTCAGTATCATTATTACCAGTAATAACATTATTACCTAAATAAATTTGATTTAAACCTGTAACATTAGCATATAGTTTAAATTTATTATCATTTGACATTTCATATTTAGTCCAATTAGTACCATTATCATTAGAGTAGTGTATATCTACATTACTAATAGGTATACTATCAGTAATAGCAGTAATTCCAGAACATAAAGCATCAGCTGAAACATAACAACTAGTTCCTTTATTATTAAATTCATAATTTGCAGGTAGTATACCTTTATTAGATATTAATCCATTAACTGATAAATTACCATTAATAGTAGCAGCACCTGAATAAATATTTTTAAAATAAGCATTACCGTCTTGTCTTATAGACCAAAGACTAGAATTAGTTTGACTACATATATCTTGAACTTTCACCCAAGCACTATTACTAGCATTACCTAAATATAAATCAGCACCACTATTTCCAATTCTAGCTCCACTATCAGGAGTTATAGTTGTAATACCTGCAAGTCTAAGTGTACCATCACTTTGTGGACTATTAGCAGTAAACGCAGAACCATCAGCTATACCAAGATAAATAGTTTTATCAGAATGATTATATTTAAGTCCAGCCCATTTATTCCAATCCCAAGCAGTTTCACCAAAACGAATAGCATTACCTGTATTAAATATTACTTGGTCGTCTATCGCTGATATACGAGCATTAGCATTTACATTATTATTTAATATTATAGCTCCGTTTTCAGAATCACTATTGTTTATATATATAGTACCATTAACATTACCAGTACCATCAAAACTTTGACCCCAAATAGTTCTAGGGGTTTGAAGTTTAGCAGCAGAAGTAGCAACGTTATTACTAACAGGAATAACTTTATCTGGTAAACTTGTAAGATTTGTGCCTTTATGTTCGAAAACAAGAGTACCATTAATACCTTTTGATATTATTCCATAAGAACCTGAGTTCCAAGCTCCTGATTCATAATACACATCATAATAATTATAGTTAGATGATTGTACTGTAGGTAAAACCCAAAGATTACAAGTTCTACCACTTACAACTTTCTTTACTATTGAAATTGAACTTCCTCCATTATTATAAGGATGTTCCGCTGTAGAAATTCTAATTTCTATTTTAGCACTATGATACCTCGTCCTAAAATCTATTTCACAATCAATAGTAGAATAACCTGATGAACATGCTATTCTAAATAAATAAATGTATTTATAAGGGGCAGTACCTGATGTATAAAGTCCATGTCTACCTACTATTCTAGTAAAAGCAGATGCATGTTCACCATCTACTGTGTCTGCATTTCCTGCACTACTAGCATAATTAACACTAATGTTCGATATGCTTTTGGTAGTTCCACCAACTGTTATACTAATTCCCTTATCAGAATTAGATAGAGCAGTAAGAAGTCCGTTAGCATGAATACCATCTAATTTATCAGAATTACCTACAGTAACATTAGCAGGGTTTATGTCTCTAAGAGCTGAACCATCTGATTCCCAAGCAACTAAATGTGAAGTAGAAGTTAGTACACCTGCCCAAGTAACATGAACACCATCAACCTTGTCAGCATTGCCTGCACTTGTAGCATAAGCACAACTTCCACTAGAAGTAATATAACCAGTATCATTAGTAAGTTGACTTACTTTTGTAGGTATTTCACTCTTCTTAGCATAATCTGCAAGACTTTGATGAGAAGTAAGATAAGTTCCTAAATCTACAGCAGTTCCACCAGTAGCTGCAATAGTTTTAGTAACACCGTTAATCTTAACACTATGTGTATGACTAGTTGCCGACTTACCACTAAGAAGTGAATCTACACTACTTTTGGTATAATAGTTAGCAAGACTTTGGTGAGAAGTTAAAAATGTAGCACCTTTAGTAAATGTAATACCCTTTCCGCTTTTAGATACAGACGTGATAGCATTCCCACTTCCACTTACAGATATTGCATTAACGTAACCATCAAGTGACTGATGACTAGTTAAGAACGTACTACCTTTAACTACGCTGATAGTAGTACCATTCTTGGTGACAGACGTAACCGCATTACCGCTACCGCTGACAGAAATAGCAGTAGCACTACCACCTTCCAAGCTAGAGATACGAGTATCAAGAGCCTTGATGGAGTAGGCAGAGGCAATCTCAGACAGAGATTCTGACGTAAGCTTCAAGGCATTTGAATAACTCTTCACACTGCCGTTCAAGCCGCCACCACCGCCCGTGGTAGATGCTCCTGCTCCGTATGCCGTGATACCGCCTGTGGCATAGAGATTACCATCAATCTTGATAGCCTTGTTTGTGGAATCATACGTGAGCTTAATGCCATGGAAGGAGATTGCGCCCTCGAAGGTAGCATCGCCCGATACACCAAGTTTAGAGAATGGTGCGTTTGGCTTCAGTGATACAAGGTCGGCAACGATCGTTCCTGCACTTCCTTCCTTCCAAGTCGGCTCGAAGAAGATGAGGTATGCGCCAAGATTCTTTTCGCTGATGATAAACGATGTCGGGTCTGCGTGAACCTTTCCGCTCACATCCCACCAGATAGCACCATTGGCAAGGTAGCCAGAGCCGTCGAAGCGGATGAGGGAGGTCGCAGGGGTAAGATTTCCGCTATTATAGTCCTTATCCACCATCTGACCGCCCCACCATGTTGCGATACTCTTCTTTCCTCTATTCGGGTCTATTGCTCCGTTGATACCGCTCTGAACGTTTCCGTCTCCGTCTCTCAGCGCAAGGAGCGTTGTCATTACAAGACCACCGTCAATATCTGTAGTCTGACCGAGCGCATCCTTGAGATACTTGTAACCTGCGAGGTCTGTGATATTCTGCTTCAAGTCACCATATATCTTCCTAGTGATATATGCGTTTGCCAAACCCAGCTTGTCATAGAAGGCAGAATATGCGCTTTGGAAGTTGGTGAACTTCGTTCCCACGGCTGAGACGATAGCAGCCTTGCCGTCGGTATCAGTCTCATTGTATCTTTTAGATATATCTGAAAGAAACTTGATGAGTTCCGTTTTGGCACTCGTGAGGGTAGCAAAAGCGGTGTTGAGGTCGGTGAGTTCCTTGGTGTCCTTCAGTACCTCTGCGTTCTTCACCTCATTGTATGACTTCTGTGCTGCCGCAAAATCATCCTCAAGTCGCTTAGAATCCTGCGCCATTGCTGCAATCTCGGAAGGCTCTAGGTAGCCATCGGTAACATAATTATCGAATTCCTTCTTATTATCAGTGACCGTCTTTCCGAGGTTCTTAATGTCCGTCTGTGCGGTCAGTGCCGCCTTCTGAGCATCTTCTGCTGCCTTTTTTGCTGCGTTGGCAACGGTATCATCGGTGTATTTAGATGCTTTAATCCAATCACCGATGGCGAACTGAGAACCAGCCGCTTTGTTGGTCTGACAGCGCAATACCTCATTCTTGTAGGTACTGCCGTCAGAAGGATAAGTGGCATTAACCCATATATCGCCAACCTGATAAGGTGTCGTAGGCTGAACGCTGAACACCTTCATTTTCCCGTTTGCGGTCTCCTGTGCCATTCTTGCATCGGAAAGGGCTTTGGCGATGTCGGTATCTGTAATGAGAGTCCACTTATAGGTGTTGCTATCCTTGGCAAAGCGGTATGCCTTGCCCGTCTTTTCTTCGTAGTAAAGGTCGCCAAGATGGATTTCTTTATCCTTATCGGTCTTCCAACTGATGGCTGGGGCATTCTCCAAGGTAGGCACACCCTCATAGAACCACGTTTCGATAGCACCATCCACCTGATTCTGCAATTCGCCAATCTTCTTGAAATACTGAGACAATTCCTTGCCATCCACAGTGGATTTAGCGGAAATCTTAGCCTTAACAGACATTTGCTTAGTGCTGCTATCATATCTGATATAAGAGCTGCCCTCATAGCCATTCTCCTTTGTAGGTCTATCGCCTACATACATATCACCATAGACGTTGAAGAATGCCTTGTTATTCTGCTTATTCACACCATATTCCACGTACTCCCTATTGGCAAAGGAATAGCTGTTGATGCCGTGATAGAGGCTGATGGATGGCGAATAGGTATCTACCGCCGAGAAGATAAGGCAGTTCTGACGTTCTACATCGGTTCTGTTACCGCACTGGTTGAGCACATCACCTTTAGCAGGTACGTCGCTTGCCGTAGCGCAATCGGTATCGGAGAGGTCGATATAATGATACTTCTTTCCTTCCAGCTCTACAGGGTCTTCATCACGACCGATTACCAATCGCCAATAGAAGTGATTGCCAGCCTTGTGATAAGTACCTTTTCGAACATTGAATGATTCCGAGCGCACCTGGTCGTTAACCGCGAAGTCGTTATCTACCTCATCACCATCCTGCTCTGCTAAGAAATAGCAACGATAAGCCTTCTGTGACACATTATTATATGTCACAGTAACCTCTTCTACCTTATGAGCCACCACACCGCCAGCAGGAGAGATTATCTCCTTACCACCGATGGTGGATGTTTTATTGATGACCAGCTCCTCGAAGATAGCCTTCATTCTTACCTCCAAGTAATCTGTGATGAGGTGCGAACGACCTTCTGCGTCTGGAGTCCACGAGCCTCCACCGACAAGCAATCCCTGCAAGAACTTCTGCACCTTTTCCCAAGTGATGGTGCCGTTGGCTATGTCATCGTTTATCTTTGAGATGAAGTGCTTACTTCCCTCTGTTGCAATCTGGCCCTTGACTTGTGTAGTTGTCAAGCCTGCACCTGTTCCGCCATTTCCACTTTGGAGCGACGATATCTGCTGTTGGATCTTCTGGATAGTTCCAACCTCCTTATCCTCGCGAAGAGTTATATCGTAGGTAGGAATCTTACCATCTTCTTCCTTGATTGTGAGCTGATCTATGGATATTACACCGCCAATTCTGAGGTCAGTATCCTCAAACTCCATCAAGTCTCCGGCTTTGAGCGTATCATGAAGACTCTTGATAACTCCTGTAGTATCCTTTTCAGCAAGATCATGCTGTCTTGCCATGAAAATCTCATCAACCTTAGGCTGATAGACGTACCTTGTGTAGTCGTTCTTGTCAATGAATGCTATGGCGTATTTAAGGAGCTTCAGAGACGCAGCATTGACATACGAATCAGGAAGTGTGATGCCGGTAAGAACGAAATGGTCGCCATTCTTGATAGGGTAGTCCTTGTATGGAAACCAAAGCTCAAGAGCGTCGTCCTTTACTCTTTCAATAGTAAGCCTCCATCTTCCATCAATCTTGGTTGAGGATGCTACCTTGAATGTTCGTCCGCCACACATACCATCCTTCATCGAGATGGAGAAGTCGTCGTCCGCTAAATCTTTTATATCGAAATCAACAGCTTTGCTGAGATAGATATCAACATTATTCGGACCAGGGTCGCCATCATATCGGCCGTCATCATCAGGAGCAACACCCTCATCAATCTCATCAACACGTACGCCACCGATTTCCATCTCCTCGATAGTAGGGTAGATTTCAATAACTCCATTTGTCTTATCATCTGTTTCAAAGAACTGTGATGCAGAACGAAGACCAATCTGCTCGATGTTGATAGAATCGATGTATGGCCTGTGCGGATCTGTGGAGAATTTATGCTGTCTCCCGGTAGGATTCACGTACTTCTTCTCTTCATCCGTGAGTGTGTTATAGAAATCACTCAGCGATACATGAGGGAATCCAGGCAACATAAGTCTGTTGATGGACATGTTGTTCGGAAGATTCTTTGCGTACTCCTTCATGGATGAAGGAACATTTTTCTTGTTGAGGCCCGATGTGATATACATCTTTGTATTTCCGGCCTTGACCTGCGCAATAAACGCATCAAGCTTCTCCTTTGACTCCTCATCTCCGGTGTCAGTCTGTGTTCCCTTCAGCTCAGAATAGAATCTACATTTTTTAGAGCCGTATGCCTGTGTTACATAACCGGTAATCTCAGTCTTGAAATCAAAGGTTACCTTAAGTACCCATCCGCCGGACTGCTCTCCGGATTCCACAGAGACAATATACTTTCTCTGATTCTTGAAATATGTCTCAATATAATCAATGTCCAGTTCGAGTTCTACGTGTGTTGTTGCCGCAACCACCTTTGTGATATTTGCCACGTACTTTACTCCGAGGTCCGCATAGTAGTGAGAAGGAAGATTCTTCTCGGAACCATAAGCTCTCAATCTCGTAACGACACTCTGGTCGGAATCAGCGTTCTGAACAATCTCATATAATCCATTACCGAGGCCATACTTGAAGATATGGCTTGCCTGTATTCCGGTAGTACCGACATATATGTTTCTTCCTCTGACGATGAAGTTTATGTCCCACTTCTCGTTCACAAGCGCAAGGACTTGCCAACAGGTCTGCGAATCCACTGTAATGGACATCGATTCGATGACGTTATCTTCGGTTTTCTCACCATAAACCGACAACCACTCACTTTCAAGGGCTCCACGCTGAACGGAACGGTCCTTGTTTCGGGAGTAAATCTTCCAAAGACCTGCACCAATCTGCTCGTTTAAGCATGCCTGGATTCTGTCTAGCAAATCATCCAAAGTCTGTACATAGAATGGAAATTTCGGTAGGGCAGTGTAGTGAAGCTCGTTATCGTTCAATACCACATCGAGGAACTCTGCCCTGGCAAGCTCATCCTGCAATGCATTGAACTTCACGCTGTCGTAGACAAAGCCCTCTCCATATGTGTCGGGTCTGGCCTGCTTATCCTTGCCCGGCTCGTAGTTGAGCTCAAACCGCTCGCCACGATAGACAATATAGTCGCCTATCTGAAAGTTGATAGGCACTTCATGCTTGAAATTGATAGTCAAGAAGCACTCACCCATCCAAGAATCGGAGTATTCCAATCCATGAACGGTTATCTGCTCTCCGTTAACGTCTGTCAGCTTCGAGCCATCCTTATGATAAATATTCCAAGTACTCATGTGTCTTTATCCTAAATTTGAAATACTGCCCTGTGCGTCCATGATTGGCTTTATGTCAGTAACAGGGTCGTTAAACTTGAAAGTGATAGAGAGAACTAGCAAGTCCTCGTTATCCGGATCTCTATATAGGTTTGGATCAATATCCTTAAGTCTTACATGCTGTCTTCCGATTCTATTGAAGCCGCAATACATCTTCATCATGCCTGACTTGCGGATGTAATCAATAAAAGCCTTACATTTCTCGTTAGCGCCGAAAGCCTCGCCGTAGAACATAAACTTAACCTTATTCTCGTAGGCCGCCATATAGAGACCATCCTTTCCGATATACTCGTCGTCACCATGCTCGTCGTGCCACTCCCTTTTTGCAGGTTCCTTGACAGAATCGCATGGCTTGAACGGATTCTCGCTAACATACATACCGAAGTCGGCGATGGAGTCCTTCACCTCGTTCCCATCGCCTTCCTTCTGCATGTATATCCTGAAATAATCCTTCATACCTAAAATCAACTTTTTATAATTGCAAATATACAAAATAATACATAAATATGCAAGTAATATGCGCATAAATATGCGTTAATTGAACTTAAAGTCGTGTCTATCCCTGATATTGACTGGTCCGGTAGCTTTCACGACTGTTCCTCCGTATTGGTAGACGAAGCACTTTGCGGTATCTTCGCATTCAACATGAAGCTCTGCACAATCTAACAGATTGACAAACACCCTGGAGAATCCCTTAACCTTCAGGTAAAGTGAAGAGTTGTGTCTTACGTATATCTCTCCACTGTCCATCCAGTCATAGCTGATATTTGCTACACACTCTCCATTGAGGATGACAACCTTCGGATTTTGCAGGTCAACGTTCTCGTCAACATAAACACCATGATCGTGAATGACATCACCAAAGTACTTCTTCATATCTTTGGTCGAAGGCCAGTTCTTCCCGATACAGAAGTCGATACCCTTAACAAACTTCTCGACCATCTCATGCTTGGATGAGTTGTCGTGCCACTCGGCGGTCCACTGAGCACAAAGACCCAGTGAAACCGCCTCGTTCTTCATTCTGTCTGATAAATTTCTTTTTTCAAACATAATTATTTCATTTTTAAAGATTTCGTACCATTGATAACTCTGTTGAAGTTATCGTTATACTCAATGAAAATTTTCTCGATTCTCTCTGCTGCATCTGCATTGCGCAAGGTATTCCGAGCAATAAGGTTGAGCTGCGTGAGCTGAGATTTTGAAATCTCGCTCATCTCAGGAAGGAACTTGCCCTGCATTTCCCTAATTACAGAGACATCAAGTCTAATCGCGTTAAGATAGGATGCAAAAAGATCACCTGTCTCCTCGGTAATGCCTTTTATCGAGTTGGTCAAAGAGGAACTTCCGTTTTCTCTCAAATCAAGTCCCTTTTCCTTTAGAGCATCGAAGATACCGGTTAACTGAGGAACTACATTTTCGCCAACTTCGTTGAGAATCTTTGCAAACGTATCCATATCTGTCTCGTCAAGCTGGCCCTTTTCGTCCAGAACGGATGTAAGCCATTTGAGAGGTTCTTTAAGTGCATTCTCCATGATTTTCTGAGCAACGATGTTCTTCGTAACGTCTCGAACCATGTCTTTGACTTTCTTCTTGTAGGCATCAACTGCATCCTCGCCTTTAGCCCATGCGCTTACGATAGTATCTGTAAGAGTACTTGCCCAGCTCTTCATATCGATAGAGTAAACGTCTTTCAGGAAATCCTGTGCGAACGTCTTTATCTGCAACTGCATCTCCTTGATTTGCTGGTCGTAGTCAGCAATCTTATCCTTATCCGTCTTTTTCTTATCCTCCTCAGCTTGTCTCTGCTTTCTCAACTCGTCTTCCTGAGCGTGGAGTAGGGCGAGTTGATCTGCGTATGCGGAAGGATTCGTCTCTGTCTTCATTACAGCGTCATAAGTCTCCTTGCTGTAGTGACTGAAGTTGTGACCTCCAAAGAAATTCTTTCCAATATCGGTCTTAGAGAAAGCATCCCAAGCCTTATAGTCATTCTTGACATCTTTAAGCTTATTTGCTGTATCAGAAGACCTTTCATAAGAATAGATTCCACCGAGCGTCTTTTCGATGACAGAATTGATGTTTGAGGATAGGTTCTTCAGCTCATTCAGCTGTCTCTCTGCAAGCTTTATCTGTCTGTCGAGCTTGGCATCATGAGCCTTTGCAAAGGCTTTGATAGGAGAGGTAAATATACCCGTGACACCGGCAAGGATTCCACCAACGTTGCCGGACTCCGCGCTTGTTACCACCTTTGACAGTGAACTTGACATGCCGGAGAATGTCTCGAAGAACGCAGAAGCGTCCTGCCATCCATCAGACTCAGTGTCAGCTCCGAGAAGGGAAGCTGTCTCTTTGATGTCATTGAATGCTTCACTCATTCCCTGGACATTCTGGTCGATAATACTTACTACGTTAGCAAACTTATCAAGAGACTCCTTTGCTTTTGTTCCATCCTTAAACAGAATCTCAGCAGCTTTCATCATAGCCTTTCCGCTGGCAATCATGCTGTCACCACGCCCGATCAAGTTTTCGTCTCCCATTTTGAGACCAAGTTCACGAACCTTCTTTCCTTCAGCAATTTTACTTGCTGCGATGGTCATCTGCTCGCTGGCATCAGAAATCTTCTGCTCGGCCATTCCCTTCAGACCACCATTGAGGAATGTCTTTCTTGGGTTCGTCAGCTTCGATAACTGCTCATCAAGCTGCTTGATTTCCTTGGCGTACTCTCTAGCATCAATGGCTCCGCTTTGTAGAGCCTCATTGATATTCTGCCTGATTCTTGCTCCGATAGTCTGAGCCTTATCCATACCGAGAGACACGATGGCTCCGTAGAAGTTGAGATAATCAGAAGAGTTCTTGAACTTGTCAAGTTTAACCTGACCAATCTCCTTGTCTCTCTGAATCTCATATCTCGCCTTGATACCAGGATCATTCGTCTTGCTGATAAGCTCGTTGTATCTCTCCCTTATCTTCAAGATTTTATCCTCATAATCTTCTGTCTTCTCGATGATGTCGGCGGCATCCTGCAAAGACTTAGCGTAATTACCACGGAGTAGTTCTGTAATCTTCTTCCACTCTTCGTACTGATTTGGCAGCTTAAGCTTTGCCTTAGCTTCACCATCCGTCATATTGAGAGAGTTCTGAAGATTAAATATCTCATGGTAGTGAGCGTAATACTCGTCCATAAGAGATTGAGTCTTGTCATCCATCTGGAAAGCGTCAATCCATGCGGACTCAGCAAAGAACTTGCTGCCTGTCTTTTCGAGAAGACTCTTGTACAAATCCCAACGTTCTGACAGCTTGTTCATGGACTCATTGAAGTCAGCTGCCTTTCTCTCGTACTCCTTCTTGTCCTTCTCGTCGAAGAGCCACTCTGCAACCTCGCGATAGATAGAAGTCTGGAACTTCTTTCTCTCGGTGGTGTTTATACTGAATCCTTCAAGGAGAGAATGGACAGCCTTCTGATAGTCGTCAAGATTAAGACCGGTAACCTCTGGGAAGAGATTGTAAGTCTTCTTCTTTGCCTCTTCATCAGACATTATGCTCTTGTACTTCTGGTACATCTGCCTTGCAGACTTCAAGCTGCTAAGGCGTTCCTGCAAGCGTTTGAGCTCAGTATCTTCTTCGCGACCATTCTTGTTTTTGTCTTTTCCAAAGTTACCTGTAACCTTATTCTTCCCAAGGTCGTCAGAGATGTAACCTGCATCGGCAATAGCTTTCCATAAGTCATACTTATGTTTAGCATTCTTGTACTCAGAAGAATTCTTGCTTACTTTTCCATTGACTATAGTGTCAAGCTCATTTCTTGCAGCTTTGAGCTCCTTACGAATATTCTCGCCTGTAGTCTCGAACGACTGGTCTTGCACTTGTCTTAACGCATTATCAACCTCTCTCGTCCAAAACTTACCTTTCTTTTTGTTTCCAGTGAAAGTTCCGTTCTTGTGAAGTCTTTTCCTTATAATCTCTGAGAAAGGAGTGTTCACGCCAGAGTTATACGAAGGCTTTCCCTGCTTTCCGTTACCACTATCGCCTGGCCAAAAGTCCATATCCATGAGCTTACTGATAGCCGAATGAAAATAATACAATATGGTTTTGCTTGTAATATTTGCCTTCTGAGCCATCTTGTCCATCATGCTGGCGAAAATCTCAGGGTTTCGTTTTGCCCACGTGCGGAATTGATCTTGAGACAATCCGAGCTGTTTTCTGATGGACTCAAGTCCTCTCGGCACGTCGTCATACATTATTTCGGACACATCATCGCTAGAATCCTTCGCTCTTTCCGCAAGTTCCTTTAACCAGTTTTCTGTCTCCTTGCTTCCATTTGCAAACTTGTCGACAAATTTTTCCCAATCATCTCCGCCAATAGCCGCAAGCATCCTAATCTGCTCAGTAAGGGGCAGACCCTTGATTTGATTTGCTAGCTCTTCGTTGTTTTCCATCAAAGATCGGATAAAATCCTCCATTTTTGCCTTTGTGCTAGAGTCGAGCTCGTCGAACATCACCTGGAACTTAGACAGAGATTCTTGTGCTTGTTCCACATTCTTTGCAATATCATCGTTCGTGAGTCCATTCAACCACTGTAACCATTGTGGAGTATCAGCTCCGATCATATCGAATAGGTTGTCGCTAACAAGACCTGTTGCTGAAGTTGCGTTATTCGTTATAACTCCATATTTATCAGCTAATCCATCATTTGCTTTTTTCGCATCCTCAATTTTTTCTTTGAGTATGTCGTATTGTTTTGACAGGCTTCCTGCGCTTTCAACCTGCTGCTTGATAGAATCCGTGTAATCATCTGAGCTTTTCAGAATCTCCTTCATCGAATCAACTTGTAAAGAAAGGTTGGATGAGTCTTTTGGGCCTAATCCGGACAGAAAATCTTCGTATTTTTTAGACTTCTGCTTAGCTCCTTCAATCAATGCATTTTCCTCTTCCTTGACTCTACTTGACCATTGATAATACCCCATCAACAATGAAGTGATAGTCGTAATACCGATTCCCCACCAACCACCGATAGCGTTGATAAATCCTCCGATCTTTGAAGTTGTCATGCTCCATACGGCAGACATTCTGCCTCCATTCAAGATGATTTGCTCTTGTTTGGCGGTTATTTGTCCCATCAATACGAGCTGTCTAATTATCTCCTTTGAAACCAAGCCCTCCTTGACCGCTCGTTGCATCTGCAATACGGACATTCTTCCTTCGAGTGCAGCCCTATTGTAGCTCGCGACAAGCGATTGCTTTTCAGACAGAATAGCAGCTCTCTTGAACACATTCTGTTGGGCAATCTTCTGTGTAATCTTTCCTTCCACAACAAGTTGCTGCTGTTCGATAGCATAAGACTTTAGCTGGGCATTCATCTGCTGAGTATAACTCTTAGCAAGTGATCCAATACCCATCTTAGAATAAGCCATACCTCCGAGTTTCCTTGCAGCAAACACCGCTCCGAATGAAAGAAGGGCAGGAGACAGCTTGTCCAAAGCTAACACAAGGTCAGTTACTCTATTTATGATGAAGGAGAAAGTACCTCCGACGATATTCTTACCTTCGGCGAACTTTCCTAGCATAATATCCCAGGCATCAATGAGCTTGTTCCAGCGACCAAGTAATGTCTCTGATAAGACGAACTGCATGTTGTAGAACTGACCACCCTCGTCCGTCATCTTCCAAAGTACCTTCTGGACATCCTCAAAGCTAACCTGTCTAGCACTAATCATCTTCTTGACATCTGCCTGGGTATAATTGTTCCTTCCGTTCTTTCCTTCTGAATTGTAAAGCTCCGTAATTCTCTGTAAGAGAGGGAGTCCTGCGTAAGCAAACTGGCGTAACTCCTTACCATCGAGCCAAGAGCGAGCCTTAACCTGACCGAACGCAAGACCCAATCGGCCGAAGTCCACGCCAAGACCAGATGCTATATCCGCAAGTCGCTTAGTTGTATCGTACAAGTCGTTTGCCTCTACTCCGAATGCAGCCAACTGCTTGACATCTCTGTTCAGTTCTCCAAACTTGAATGGAGACTGCAACGCAAGCTGCTGTGTCTGAGCGAACAGCTCGTCAGCCTTCTGTACATCACCAAGGATGGAGCGTAACGCAACATGCTGCTGAACAATCTCACCACCTGTCTGTACGATTGAATTAAAGAATTGCTGTGCGCCAAAGACAATACCTCCCTGTAAGAAGAGAGACTTGATATCTCCGACTATGGATTGCATCTTCTTCGCTTCAGCGTTTGCTCCGGCGAATGCTGCTGCGAGATCGTTTCGTGCTCTTGCAGCAGACTGAGCAATTTCCTGCTGACGCTTCTGTTCAAGCTCGATACCTTTCTGAACCTCTTGGTTTACTGCTTTCTGATCTTGAAGAACCCTAGAAGCTAATGTGGTATCGTGGCCACTACCGATATTGCCAAGCATACCGAGGCTATCCTTCCAGTTCTCTGAATTGAGTCTTCCCTTGATATTTATAAGGGCTCTCATTAAAGAAAGAAGTCTGTTAATCTCGGCTTCTGCCTTGCTTACATCTGCGCCGATAGAGATGCCCCTGCTGTATTCCGAACGAAGCTGACGAACCTTATTTCCAAGAGAGTCGTATCGACGTTCAGTGTTCTTTAACTCGTTCTGTCTCTGCTTCTCGTTTGCTTTTGCCTCGCGTGTTGCGTCTGCCTCGTCTTTCTTTCGCTTTTTCTCGGCATCTTGTGCTGTCTTGTATCTTTCCAAGATAGCATCTTTTACAACTTTAGCATAAGTCTTTGCTTCATCTTTAGCATTAAGGAATCCTGCGCTACTTACGACATCAGACGCTGTGAGTCCGGTAATAGGATGAATACCTGCGTTATTCCTAATCTGTTCTAATTCAGTCCTGTATTTAGACAACTCTGCCAACGATTGTCGTATGTTATTCGTTGAATCAACACCAAGTATCTGTATTCCTTCGCCATGTCGCTTATTAATCTCGGCGATAAAAGAAGATAACTTATAAAGTTCTCTCTCTGCCTTGTTTGCCTCAGTTGCAACGCTGTTAGGAAATATGTTGAATCCAGCACCTTCCTTGGACACCTCTCCGAGTATGCGGCCTATTTTGTACAATCCGTCCTGGACAGACTCCAACTGCTGGAGTTTTTTCGAACTGAAGAAATCTTCGCTTGAAAATACGCCAATATTACGACGTAATTCTTTAACGAAGTTGTTTAGCTTTTCAAAACTACGACCTCCCTTATCTCCAATACTTTTTGTTGCTTCGGATATTGCTTCCAAAGCATTCTGTGCCTGCTTACCAGTAGAATCAACCTTGTTTAATTCTCTGATAATCTTTTTGGTTTCCTCTTCAATTCTCGATTTAAGAGTGAGCGAGAAACTGAGGTCTCCCATATTTCCACCTGCCATATCCTGAATATTTTAAAATTAGAGTTTATTGTTTAAGTAATCAGCAAGACTTATCTTCTTGCCAACGAGGCTTCCCTCATTCTTCTTTTTCTCCATCCACCTGTCGTAGAGGTCATCCATCTCCTTCTTGGTGTGCTTCTTTGAACCACCTTCCTTCTTGGTCTTAGGATAGACAACAAGAGGCTGGTCTGCAACCATGAGATCAATCTGTGCCGATGAATAGCCCCACCAGTAGTCGTAGGCTGCGATGAAGTACTTGCGCTGAAAGAGGAAACTGAACTTCTCAGCTAGCGAGAAGGCTGCTCCCCAGCTTGTTCTGCTTGGATAGCTTTTGCTTCGCTCCTCGTCATCGTCATCATCACGTCCGTCATCCCGGTCGCTAATATGGTAGCCAGTGAGAATGCGTTCGATGGAATTTTTTTTTTAGAAACATCGAGGACTCTCAGCACCTCGGCCACGTCCACATCCTTGATGTAGTAGAGCCAGCGCCAGTAGATCCAATACAGGAATCGTATCTTCCAGATGTTGTTGAGGAGAATGCAGACACAAATCTTGACGTTGCGCTTCCATTCGTTCTTCTCCTTTGCCCTGATATGGGAACACCTGCTCATGGTTCCCTTGCGAAGCCAACCGAGCTTGTGCTTCTTGCCACGGAACACGAACTCGGTAGGCTCGTCGTGCAGCACGCTGTCAAGCAACTCCTGCAAGTCCACTGAAGGCTGCTCTATTTTCTTTTCTTCTGCCATGATTGTATGCTATTAAATGAAGAAGGGCGGCACGGCTGTTGATTAGCCTGCCGCCCAACGGTTTGTTATCCTGAATCTAATTACCTAAAGAAGCCTTTATTTGATTAACCGCCAATGCCTGGTTCACCAGCAGCTGGAGCCTTAGTAAGCCAAGCGATGCTACGCTTACCTGCACCCTCGATGGAGCCGGAGAACTTGAATGCAACTGGCTCAGTACCGGAGTTGTCCCACTGCAATGTAGCGTAGAGAGCGATGTTGGTAATAACCATGAGGTTCTCCTTCTCGTCGTCAACAATAACGATAGTACCCTTGATCTTGAACTTCTTAGGCTCAACAGCGATACCTGTAAAGCCGGTAGTAGCGTCGAGGGTAGCGTCACCTGTACCCTTCAGAGTAACCTTGGTCAGCTCTGTGATAGCATCCTCGCCGAACATAATTGTCAGCAAGTCCTTTGCCTTTGAAGGAACAACGAACTCTACATTGAAGTCGCCGAGCTCAGCTGTGGTTGCCCAGTCGCCTGCAAGACCGATAACCTTGTAGTGGTTGATGGTTGGGTCATCCATAGTCGCCTTCAGCGAGTCAACGGTAACTGGAAGCTCAACCTCTGGGGTGATGTCAACTGTAGCCTTGCTCAAATCGGTAATAGCCTTTGAGTAGAGCAGAGTTTTAGGACCATTGAAAATGTCCTTCATCTTGTCAATAGTTGTCATAGCCATAATCTAAAATATTTTAAATTGTTATACCTGAATACTTATTTCGTGCGTAACCTTCCCTGTATGATTGTCACGGAAAAACCTGCGCCATCGTCTGTCTGTAGTGTTATACGAGGATTGGAAACAATGAGATTTTTTGTGGAGATTGGAAATCTGTCCATAATCTCCTGGACTTTCTCGTCAACGCTAGAAACATCAAATGTGTTTGGATTTCTTGCTGAAGCTTTATCGCGCACATACAATTCGATTTGAGCTGTAGTGGTGAAATCATTGTAAACTCCACTTGAGTTCATCTCGTTATTGTAGATACTAGATGGAAAGTATACCACGATGTAGCTGTTGATTTTCGTATCAACTGCTTTTGGTCGGCTCCGGGAGTAGAGCTTGTCGCAAATCCCCTTCATTGCATTGCTGACATCGAAATATAGAGTCTTAATACTAACCATATCTTACATCGTTCTAAAGTATCTAACCAAATATTCTCTAAGAGAGGTAATCACGTCGTGGCCTCTCTTAACATCGACAAACTTAGCGTAATCCACACCGGCAACAAGGAGCATCTGCCATGTAGCATCGTACTTTCCTTTGTTGTGCTCCCTGGAAACAAGTTCATCCCACGCCGCGTTTGGACCATATTCACCACCTTCTCCGTATTCACCCTTGTAAGGTCTCCTTCCGCTGTCTTTGAAGGAGAATGAACTGCGATAATACTTATCGAGGTTGTATCTCTCTCCGGCAGCAAGGGTTACTCGGGTTGGCTCTGGGCCTGGAGCATAATGAATCGACTGCAATGAGCCGTTGTAATATGTACCGATGGCTGTTGACTTGTACAAGTTACCGGTTACGTCATCATAGTTTCGAGACTTGTCAGCAGCCTTCATTGTCATTTCAGCCGCATGGTCCATCGTCTGCTGCATCTTTGCTACAGCCATCTGACGGATTTTCTTCTCGACCTGTAAAAACTGGCCTGATAAACTTGTCATAATCTAAACCCTTGTCAAATTCCAATACACAACAGTCCTGTTATTATCCGGTTCGCAGTCCTTAACCATACCTACCTCGGTGTTGTTGCCGACAGTGGAGTAGATGGTGTCGCCGTCAAGAGGACATCTTTCAGCATCCCATTCGTCATATCTGACCGGAATCGATGCCTTCCTCTTGTTCTGGTCGACATTCTTGTCTCCCTCTGTAGTGGTATCTGTGTAACTGCGTCCTTCGCCATAGTAGAGAATGATTTCCTTGTCCTCACCAACTGGAGCATCATCATCGGCAAACGGGTCATCAGGGTCGGCTTTTCCGACGACCTTCCTCACGATCTTGATGATGTGAGGGTATCTTGGATTTCTGATGTTTTCCTTTTCCATACGCCTTATTTGATGATGTGAGGGAGAGGTTCTCCCCAAGGAGAATAATTCGCCCTCTTTACTCCGTGGGAGGTCACCCGGAAGGTGGACTTCTTCTTGAGCATCGAATCAGGCTCCAGCTCTGCATAGATAGCGTTAGCCTCTGCCTTCATCTCGCTCCTGTCGTTGTCCGACATATCATAGCCACCTCCCGAATGAGTCCATCCGTTATCGGAATCGGAGGTGTTGTTCACCTTGCTCGGACCAAGAACAAACCATTTCAGCATGTCGGCATAGGCAAGTCTCACCTTGTCCTTGTCGCAGGCTTCGAGGTCGATGCCATTTTCGAGCTCCCTGTCGTGCATGATGCCCAGCAGAGCCTTCATCGGCATCTCGAACTTCACCTTATTAATAAGGTAGTCGTTCACAGTGTAAATGTTCATCTCCGAATCCATAGTCATACAATCTAGTTACGTTAAAGAATTAACCCTTCTTGGTAATGTCGATAATCCAACGGTAAGGAGAATCGAGCATGGCAGGAACAGAAGCGAGGAACAAGTCTGTTTTGAACTCCTGGTAGAGACCGTTCGCGGTAATCATGTTACGCAGCAAGCCAAGCTTGTTGTTGGTCTGCGCCCAAGCCACATCAATGAGCTTGTTGCCAAGGGTGTCAAAGATACGCTTGTCAAGGATCTCCTTACGCATGAAACGCAAAGGCTTGCCAGCAGGACGAAGAACAACTGTTCCGTCTGCCCAACCACGAATCTCTGTAACTGTGCCATCGAAGCGCTTGTTGTGCTCAACCTCATCGACAATCTCGATAGGAGAAAGACCGTTGAGGTCAACAACAGACTTCAAGAACATTGCGTTGTTTGGACCGTAGTTCTGCAAAACTGCCACAAAGTTAGCGTTCGCCCAGCTCTTGTACAACTCAGCAATCTGCTTGTTCTTCAAGAATACGTTATTGTAGTCGTTCTTGGTCATCTGCCATACGAGAGGTACACTGCGGTACTCGATGTTCTCCTTGCGCCAATCCTCCTCAAACTTGCGCATCTGCTCAAGCAAGTCGCAGTTTGGATCGTTCCAGGCAAGCGTACCCGCCTTTTTGAAGTTCTCCTTTGGAACCTTTGCGTCATACAGAGGCTCCTGGATACCACGACCAATCTTGTCGTAGTCGATGAAACCTGTCGAACTCAACTGGGCTGACATGTAGGTCATAGTCATGTCGAGTGAGTCGTACAATACCTGTACCTTGTCGAGGTAAGCATCAACCAGGTCAGCGTCGTTGCCGAACTCATCCTGGAGAAGCTTCATCTTGTGGTAACGCTCTGTCGCAGTCTCACGGAAGCCGTCAGCAGCGAAGTCTGGAATTGAAGCGGTGTACCACTCAATACCCTCATGGTCGTTCTGATAGCCCTCGCCGAGAGGAGCACGGAGGTTCATCAAGGTTGCAGGGTTCAATGTACGTGTGCGAACCTTGAAGGTTGCATCACCATTGTTAGATGTAGGGGTGAGATCTGGATCAATGTCACCCTGTGTCAGATACCAGCCGTTGTTACAGCGAAGTACGCCGTCACGATTGACGAACTTCTGAAGGTAAGTGTTGTTACCCTTACCAGTGAAGAACTTCGCAAGCTGCTCGACACCAATATCAATTTTTGCCATAATCCTGAATCAATCTTTTTACGTTATACAATAGGTTAAATGTGCCAGAACTCTGGGTAGAGTGACTTGTTCATCGCCTTAACAGCAGGAGGAACAGGACCCATGCGGTCAAGCCACATAACGCAGTCTGGATTCAACATACAGAAGTTGACGTTTGTACGAGGCTTGTGATACTTGTCGCCGCCGGCATCGAAATAAGGGAAATCGTTGTCGCTCGGAGCAAAGCAGTTAGGGTTGGTTACCATTGGCAGCACGCTCGCGCCTGCCTTCTCTGCCTCCACCAGCACGTCGCCAGCGCTCAATGCGCCAAGCGCCTCCGAGAGGGTCAGCTTCCATACGTCGCCTACCGATGTGTCGGTGGTTGCCTCCACGGCGGTCACGGTCACGCCCTTTGCCTTGGTCTTGAAGTCCTTCTGGCCGATCATGATGGTGTCGCCAGGGAACGGGATGTGGACGAAACCATTACGAACGATATAAATGTCTGTGTCTGTAGCCGCAGCAGTGGCCTTTGCCACGCCGTAAGCTTTCAGAATCTTGATGGTAGCACCAGGACCCTCGTTGCCAGCTGTAAAGCCGAGGTCGTGCTCAATCAAGTCGCCGGCATAAATCTTAGCCGGGCCCTTGAATGGGTTGACAAGCTTACCACCAATAGGTGGGTGAACGAAGGCATTCTTGATAAGCGCCTCAAGACCGGCAAACACATATCGGGTTCCGCCGACCTTACCTTCTGTCTGAATGATGGTCGCACCGTGGTTCAGCATGCCACGAGTACCCATCTGTTCCATGTAGGAAATAGAAGTGTTGTCCATAATCTTTTTACCTTTTTAAAATTGTTATCCTGAAATTACTTCTTGTCTCCACCGCCGAATCTCTTCTTTCGACGCTCGGCCACTTCTTCCATAAACTTGTCATCATCTGTGGACGTGCCTCCGCTAGACGTGCGACTGCCTTTTGCAGGAATACCGTTTTCACCGGTAGCCTCCTTGTACTCTGCGGTGTAGATTTTCTCAGCCTTAGAAACCAGGTCGTCGATGTCGACATCTTCGTCCGGAATCTCCAGCTTTGCGATTGCAGCATTGAGGAAGTAGTTCTTCATTTCAAGGTTTGCCTTGTCGAACTTATCCTTCAAACCTGCCTTTACAGACTCGATGGTTGCCTTCCTTGCAGCCTTCTTGTCTCTTTCTGCGTTAGCCTTTTCGAGAGCTTCGAGTTTCTCAAGCAGCTTGGAGTATTTGTCGTCAGGATCGTCACCCTTTTTAGCCTCCTTGCGCTTACGCTCCTCTTCCTCTTCCTTCTTCTTGCGTTCAGCTTCCTCCTTGCTCTTCTTTACCTCGTCAGAGATATTCTTGTGCAAGTTGCCGTTGATACGCTTCAGACGGTTTGCTAACTTGGTAACCAACTTGGAATTTGCTTCCTCGTCATCACCGAAATCTTCCAAAACATCATCAAGTTCCTCATCGATGGTCTTTTGGCTAAGTTCTTTGAACTTGGTGGTATCAACCTCCTTGTTCACTAATGCTAAGAGTTCCTCTCTTGTCATGTTGTTTTTTGATTAAAAATGTTATCCCGAAAGTGGTCCCTCCACCTCGAAAACGTATAAATATACCTTTTATTTTGCAAATATATGAATAAATATGCAATTATCAAAGAAAAATTGTATATTTTTGCAGTATTAAATGTATATTTATGCAGAAAGATGTATTTTCAGGATTAAAATTGGATAACGGAGAGCCTATTTATACTCAAGAGTATATCCAATCATTAAGAGACGCCGATAAGAAACATCCCGACAAGCTGAAGATTGTAGCTCAGCGTGGCGGTCAGGAACGCATGCTGTCTATAGACGCTGATATTAAGATAGTTGGCGGTTCGCGAGGTGGCTCAAAATCGTTCTCTTCCCTAATGGAAGTTCTGAAGGATATTAAAAATCCTGATTTTCATGCAACAATTCTTCGTAACGAAAAAGACGACTTACAGTCCTTAGTGACAGACTCTTATAAATTGTTCTCCCAATTTGGAACTTACAATAAGTCACAAAATGATATGACCTGGAACTTCGATAACGGAGGATGGCTCAAATTCTCGTACTATGCTGGAGCCTATCAGGACTTCAAGACACGATTCCAGGGTCGCCAGTATGCCTATGTCTGCATCGATGAGGGTACTCAGTGTCCATACAAGAAGTTCAAGTACCTCTTGACCAACAACCGAAATGCAGCGCATATCCGAAACCGCTTCTGGATTACCTGTAACCCGGACCCGGAATCTTGGGTGAGAAAGTTCATCGACTGGTGGGTTGACGAGAATGGATACATTATACCGGAGCGAGATGGAGTTATCCGCTACTGTTTCATGGACGGCGATACGCCTGACTCAATCTACTGGGGTAATACGAGAGAAGAGGTGTACGAGCAGTGCAAGGGCATTATTGATAGCCTTTGGAAGGACAGCTATGAGGAACTTGGTTATACAAAGCTCGAAATGTTCATCAAGTCGGCAACATTCGTTCGCGCTGACGTATCAGAGAACATTAAGCTTATCTCTACCGATGCCTCATATCTCGCCAACCTTGCCCAGCAGGATGAAGAACAGCGTATGCGAGACTTGGAGGCTAACTGGAACTGGAAAGCTGCCGGCGATGATATGATCAAGATGGAAGACCTTGAGGAAATCTACGACAATGCAGAACAAACAGGAGACGGAAAACGCAGAGCCTCTGCCGATATCGCATTCACCGGAGGCGATAACTTCGTAATGTGGCTTTGGGAAGGATGGCATTGTAAAGACTTGGTTGTTCTGAGGCTGGACCCTAAGACGCTCGTTTCTGTAGTTGAGGCCAAGCTGAGAGAGTGGGGTGTTGAGGAATGCAACTTCACTTACGATATGCAGGGCATAGGTCAGTACTTCAAGGGATTTTTCAAGGATGCCGTCCCATTCAACAACCAGGCAGCACCTATCGCTAGGAATCATCAGGAAGAAGAAGGAATCAAATACCTCTATAAGGATTTGAAGTCTCAGTGCGCATGGTTATTCTATAAGATGATAAAAGAGAAGCAGATATCCATCGACTCGGCCCTGCTTGAAAGAAAGTATTCAGGAAACGGATTTGACAAGGTTCCTCTCAGACAGATTCTTCAGAAGGAGCGTAAGATGCTCAGACGTGACGAGAATAGCGATGATAGGGGATTCAAGCTATTACCTAAGAAGATTGCCAAGAAATATGTCGGGCACTCGCCTGACTTCTTTGAATCTTGGTTCTACGTAATGATATTCAGTTTAACAAAAAAGAAAAATAAAAAGGTAAAAGGATTATGGATGCTATCAAGGTAACAAATTTCAGAAAGATTCTCGTAAAGAAGCCTTTCTTTGAACTCACGCCAAAGGGGTACATGACCCACGATGGCTATTGCAGGAACGAGGTGTCCGATAATGAAGACCCTCAGATGCCGCAAGATACATTGTACAGAGTGATTAAGACTCAGAAGGACTTCCTTCGTGAGTTCTATCCTACGTCCCACAAAATCTTCGACAAGGATCTCTACCCTGACATCTGGAGAAAGAACCCGGAAAACGGGAAATGGTATGTCCAGGAGATTCAAAGAACGGCATTTGCTTTCCAGCAAGTTATTCATACGAAGCACGTTCTCCATATGACAGGTAACGATATTCAGTTTGAGCTTGCCGGTGGTCCTGAGATGAAGAAACAGGAAGAGTATATTAATCTCCTTGCCAAGTTCAAGAAGGGATGGTATATGCACGATATGGAGATTCGTCACTATGAGGCTGTAAGTTCGTACATGAAGGTTGCTGAGGCTGCTGTAGTCGGATTCTTCGATAAAAACAAGAAATTCGGTACTCGCACATTGGCTTTCGATAGAGGAGACACATTGTATCCTCAGTTCGACCCTCTTACTGGTGAACTCGTTGTGTTTGCTCGCAAGTATTACGACTTCGATGAGGAAGGCAATGAAAAGATTGAATGGGTAGAGGTGTGGGATGACAAGACATTCTACCGCTTCAAGAAGCAAGTTAACGAAGGCAAGGTCAAGGAGACTATCAAGAGAATTGCCAAGATATTCGGAATCGACGACTACACTTGCGTTGAAGAGAAAGCTCACGGCTTCCCATTTATCCCTGTTGCATACGTAAGAAACGATGACGGCCCATGCTGGTCTGTTGTACAGAAGAACATCGAGGACTACGAGGAAGCTTTCTCTTATCTCTGCGAGAACAACAAGGCTTACGCCTTCCCTATAATGAAGTTGAAGGGCGATGGTGACGACATTACCGTTGTTGGAGATACAGACGGATCGGCTAAGATGATTCAGATTACCGATACGAACGGTGATGCAGACTTCATTAACGGAACAGACGCTTCCGATGCATTTGCGACACAGCTCAACAAGTCGTATGACCTCATCTATGAGCTTTCGTTCACTGTAAAGCCACCGGAGCTGAAGTCGGGTGACCTTCCGGGCGTTGCCATCAAGCTGCTCTATTCTCCTGCCATCGAGGTTGCTGAGAACGATGCTAAGAAGATGCATCCGTTCCTTGATCAGCTTGTTCGTATCTCAAAGTATGGTGTCGGAGTTGAAGAAAACTGCATGGCCACTATGACCGGTCTTCCTATTCACGCTTGGGTGGAAATCTATGTGCATCAGAATAAATCTGAAATAATAACAAACTTAGCAACAGCGGTTCAGAACAACTTCCTCTCAAAGCAGACTGCATCTGAGCGTTGCCCAGACTTCCCAGTTAACGATGAATACGACCGCATTATGCGAGAGAAGAAGGAAGAGGATCAGCAAGACCTCCTCATGGATATTCAGCGTGCGGATAACGAAACAGAGAATGCCATCGAGGAGCAGAAAGCTACAGCTCAGATTAACGGATACTCAGCCTCAGTAAATACCGGTAACGGAAGAAAGCGTGGGCGCCCCAATAAATTTAACACCGATTCCAACGGCAACAGGTTAGGGGAGTCACATTGGGACGAATTCAACAAGAAGAATTAATAGCCTATGGATGAATTAAAACGTTCTGTCGATTACAGCAGGAAGCGCTTGCAGGCAATCCGAAACTGCGAGGACCATGTTGCAGATATTCTCTGGAAATCGACACAGAAAATAATTGCCGCAAGTAAGCGATACAGAGGTGCGGGCAGGCTCACAAACGAGTCAGCCCTGCTCTCTTATGCCAAGAATGTTACTGCTGAGGCAGAGGAGAGCATCAACAGTTATATCTCTGCTTACTCCAAGGCTTCATGCAAGATTCTCGGGATTGACAGCGAGAACATAGAATCATTTCTCGTTAGCGACATCTATGGAAAGACGACATCCGAAAGAAACGCCGTCTATCTCGGAAACTTTGCGGAAGACATCGTGAGGATGATCAAGGCAGGAACCTTGATGGGATATTCAGACCAGCAGCTCCTGTCTTCCATCCGCACAGGCTATAAAGACCCATATCACACATCAGTCATTACCAAGGCGAAGAGAAAGGATATCAACATCGATGTTCCTTCTTACGGAAAGGGATACTACAAGAACGCCTATCAGAATATCGTAAGAAATGCTTCTCAAGTGATTGCTTTGGCGTGGGGACAGGCAGAGCAGGAGTATGGGCAGGAGAACAAGGCTATCGGGTTCTACGTCAAGAGAGGGAGCAGTTATCCGTGCGATATTTGTCAAAATGAAGCCGACGCTGGCATCCACTCTTTCAAAGATCCATATCCGCCATTTCACGTTTCGTGTTGTTGTTACACTTTATTTGCATTCAAGGATAATAAAAAGAAATGATATGATAAATTCTGAATTAAATTTCACTTTAGAAGAAATTCTTCCGAAGTTTCCTAAAGAATTCCAGGAGAAGATAAAGCACTCTGTAGAGCTGCTGAGAAAGGCGGAGAAGCTTGCACTGGCATATTCGCCTAACGAAGGCTTCTATCTATCGTTCAGTTCAGGCAAGGATAGTCAGTGTCTTTATCACATTGCCAAGATTGCAGGCGTGAAGTTCAAGGCTCACATGGGGCTTACGTCCGTCGATCCACCAGAAGTAATCAAGTTCTGCCGCAAGCACTATCCAGACGTAGATATGATAAAGCCGAAAATCAGTATCTATAACCAGGCCCGTAAGGAAGGCATGCTTCCGACAAGACTGATACGATGGTGCTGCCGAGTCTATAAAGAGGGTATTGGTGCAGGCAATGTTGTTCTCATCGGAATCCGTCACGCAGAAAGCAGACAGCGTTCGGGTAGGAGTGAGGTTGAGATTACCAACCATAAGTATAGCGGTTCCCTAGAAGGTCTTGACGAGTTCCGTGATAAGAGGAACAGTCAGAAGCGTGGCCGCCCAACCCGGTGGGGCATCCACGAGATTAACATCACCAATGCCAGTGATGAGCGTACCATCGGCTGCATCAGAGGCTACGAATCGCTCTTAATCTCTCCAATCATAGAGTGGACCGATGATGAGGTATGGCTATTCTTGAATGCACTCGGTATTAAGCATTGCAAGCTGTACGACGAGGGATACTATAGGATTGGCTGCCTGTGCTGCCCTATGCACAACTATAAGCAGAAACTCGCCGACTGCAAACGCTATCCGCATATCTATAATAGTTGGATTAAGGCCATCAAGGATATCCAAGCTAGCGGAAGGATGATAGACGAAGGATTGTCGCCGGAAGAAGTGTTCGACTATTGGATATACGGCAAGTCTATCAATGTATGGAGAGAACACCGCAGGCAGCAAACGTTGAACTTTTAAATATCAAGATTATGATTGAAGAAACAAAAGGATACACGTTATCCGTCGATACATACAAGAAGGCGAAGGCTCTCAAGATGAAGGACCCTCGCTATTACATCTACGCCAGTCTCCGTGGCTCAGGAATGCCTATCCGTGACAGTTGGGCCATCGCCTTTCAGGGAGAAGGTCTCAACTGGGAGAAATCTTTCCTTGAAGGAGAGATGAACAAGCTCGAAGCCCAGGAGTCTGTTCAGAAGAGAATTGCAGAGGTGCAGGGCAAGAAAGCGAAGAACGAGGACGCTGAAGAGCTTTCTCCTGAAGAGTTAGCGAAAGCTACCTCCAAGGAGCAAATTCTCAAAGACCTGGTATTGGCTCAGCGAAAAGCCAAGTATGGATCACCTGAGTGGCTCAAGATAGTTGCATCCATCGCCGACTATAACAAGATTAAGCAGGACGAGATTGATACGGAAAACAATGTGGTCCATTACTACATACCTCTGTCGATGCCACGATGCTGCGAAGACTGCATTATCTTTAAAAATGGTCAGGCGACTTTCCAAAAGAAGAAGAAATAGTTAAATTCGTGTTAAAGTAACTTTGTTTTACTAGAATTTCAGCAAAACCAAGTACCTTTGCAAACAATTAATGTTCACAGATTCTTTCTGCTGAGCATAATTCAAATTATTTTGGTTAACTAAGAGGGGCAGCGTCTTCACAGATGCTGCCCCTCAACTTTTATATATATAAAGTAGAAGAAAAATATAAATTCAATCAGGAATACTTCTCTCCGGTAACCTTTTCGAGTATCGCCTGGACCCTATCATCAAGATAAGATTCATTAAACGTAGGAAGAACGCCGTATGGTGGCAGTTTCTTCGTCTCTGCGGCCACCAAAATGAATTGGAGCGCAAGTACCAGGGAAGTGTGGTCTTGAACGACCTCAAGCAATTTATCACTCATCCTTGCCTCCTTCCTTCTTAATCTGTTCTGCCATATCAAGAAGAGTCTCGGCGTGCTTATCGCGGTCGATGACTTCCTGTACAGCCTCATCGCTCTCCTTGCGAAGCTGCTCTTCTGTCTTACCCTCGTCGGCAGCAGCGTTCAGTCTCGCAGCCTCACGAGCAAGGTACTCGTCACGAAGCTTCAACTTGCCTGCCGTGTATTCTGCATCGCCAGGCAACGATGTATCCGCATACATAAGCTGGGCAAATGCCTCGATGATGTTTCCATTATCCTTGGAGAACTCATAATGGTCTCCTACAGCCACAGGAACACATTCATCGAGCGCAGCGTACATTGATGTACCGATAGAGTATTCAATACCCCATGTACCGGCAATGTCCGCAATCTTGATAAAAGGCAGTGAGCCTCTCTGTAAATGCTTCTTGATCTCAGCAGGGATATCCTCTCTGAGTGAAGCAACTTCTTTCTTAGACAAGCTCTTGCTGAACTTCAGTACGGTGAAGTGTCTTGTCTTGATAGTCTTTCCAAATGGTAATGCCATGATAACAATATTTTAAAGTTCAACTTTTATTTCCTTATACTCGAAATCTGTGCAAGATGGATTCTCCTCAGAAGTAAACCTAATCTCATTAGGGGTATTACAAGTTCCATCCTTAAAGAAGAAACAATCCTTACAAGTGTAATCAGTCTGTTCCATGTTCCAATAATTTTATTTCGTCCTGGATATAAAACACCGCCTTACGCAAGTCCTCGATACGCTTCTCGGTCTTTGTTTTGTTGCCATCCACCTTGTCCTTGCGCAAGAGATACTTGATAGCGTTCCCTGTATTGAAGTCAAGATGTCTGCAAATGTCCAAGGGCTCAACACCGCACAAATCTTTCAACCATGCGTAATGTGATGGGTGAGATACTTGCTCTGTCTTGTTGATTGGCAATTCTTTAAAATCCGAGAAAATAGAATACATCGCCAGTTCAACTAGATCTACACAAGCTGCTAATCCGGGTTTGAAGAATGATACGATTCCGCATTTTTTATCCGTTATAGCTATATCTATAACTTTGATATGTTGAATCCTATCAATAGAGCCTGATGGATCTATTTTATCAGCAAACACCGGGTCTGCAATCTTAATCAAATTACCCTTTGTAATCTGCAAGACAGACCCAACCTTAATATCTTCTATTTTAATCATAAGCTATTTATTTTTGTAAAATTCTATTATTGTATACGCAAGAACCGCAATATATACGGCAAGTAACACATATAGAGGAATAACTGTTCCACCTCCGTAATGAGTTTGCGGTTGTGCTATTGGAACGTATGGTATATATGTAATCATAAGCTATTTCTCCTTATCTTTAAGTTCAACGAAATCACCAATACCCAAACGAGCCTTGTTGATGCAAGACGCAATCCAACCTATCAAGTAAGCAGAAGGCTCGCCGCCGTGTTCCAAGTCAGTATATTCCTCGATGGCATCGCAGACGTGAGAGGCTTCATGGCAGCAATAGTTCATCGACATAACCTTCTGACACGGAAACGATACAAGAACGCCGCGCCTTCTGTCGCTCTTTCTGACAGCATCGGAATACGTAACGCCGCCGTAATCAATATCGGGAGCCTTGCACTTGTCAAAACAGTAATCTATCAGCTCTTTCAAGTCTTTACCGATGTGTACCCAAAGTTTCAAAGGGTAGATTCCGTTTTCGTATTCGTAATATCATTTCTTCTTCATATTCTCAACTATTTTTGTTTTGATACAATCTCGATGGCAGACAATAATGTCTTCTCGCTGATACCTTTTCCACTACCAACACCATCTTTCTCTATTCTTTCAAGAGATTTCTCAATAGAGCAAAAATCATCCTGAGAATTACTCATAAAGCCATCAAGTTCTTCACTTACACTACTGATACAATCGTTGGTTTTTTTAACAATAGCTTCAAGACGACCGAAACACTTGTCGATATAATCCTTCAACCTTTCTTCATGCTCTATGATAGTTGCAGAGTTTGAGATTTTCCCATGCACCAAGTAATTATCTACGCATGCGTAATAATCACCTTTTTCATCGCTGTGTTTTTTGCCAGATACGACTCTAAACTCAACGAAATTTTCTCCATCCATTACCGCATACAGTCCTTCTCCAAATGGATATAGTTCAGCTTTTTCTGCATCCTCCCTACTTTCGTTTTCTTTGTAAGCGACCTTTCCTAAAACGTTAACTCTAATTTCCATATCTCAACTATTTATTATGTAATCTACCAATATGCCACTTTGAGCAAACCTTGCATAAGTAAGGATGCCAGCCAAGTGTCTTCAACCTCGGAATCTGATTCAGGAACTCCCAAGCATCATCCTCTGTCTCGTATGCAACCTTCGCCTTCCATGAATGAACCTTCCTGGTCCAATGCTCAGGGTCTGGCTTGAACGGCGGAACCTTGTTCGGATTGTGATGTCTTTTCATAGGCACTTGAATGAAACACTGTTCAACGTCCTGTTCACTGCGATCTCCCTCTCGTTACACATGGTCCTCATGCACTCCAGGGCATCATCGCGGACAGCAATCATAATCTCCTGCATCGAAGCGGTGGCCGGAACAATATTCCCATCAGCCTTCTTCTTCGTGATACGAGATATAATCTCCTTGATATATTCCTTGTCTATCATAGAAATCTGTTTTATAACCGTTAATCATCAGGCTGAATGAAGCTCTCAGGCTGCTTGATGTCCTCCTCACCACGCAATTTATTCTTCACGTCATTGATGAGAAGCTCCTGCTTCAGGTCAATCATCTGCGCGCCGTACACCTGATAGGTCATTCCGCCCTGTGACCTCTTCTTGAAGAAGCCGTACTTGTCGCTCATATCACGCCCGAACTTCTGAATCGTAGGGATATCCTTCTCCTCGACATCGTTTGCCTTGCAGAACTCGACGAACCTCTCGTACATCTCCTTGGCAAGCATGCATTCCGAAATCTCGCCCCTCGCCTCTTGGCTGCACCTCATATCATACGCCCTTATCCAGGCATAGATAGGATTGCTTCCGAGAAGGGAGATAAGCAGCTGTCTCCTGCTGCCCTCCGCTGCCGGGAACCTGTACTTCCTGCTCCTCAGCTCCATCGCGCCACGGAATATCCAGTTGAACACTCCGCTCAGCTCTTCACGGATGATCTTGCTCGCAAGCTCCGGGTCCTGCCTCTCCTTAGGAATGGTAACATCGAAGCTCACGTACTGCAAGCGTCTGATGAATCCGAGCGACGCATCATCAGGGAACGGAAGCTCATTGAGGTTGAAGATGAGATAGGGGATTGAGTTCCCCTCAAGGATATCCCTTCCAAGCTTCCTCATAGGGACGGGCTCACCGCTCACGAGTCTCTTAAACATACCGGTGTTCTTCCTTCCGAACTTCTTCGGGTCAGAATCGGAAGACCAGTTGAAGATGGCGTTCCTGATAGGATACCTTCCCCTCATTCCCTCGTCGCCGTCAGCAGTGAGGTCGGCGTAGTCCATCTTGCTTATCCTGTCCTTGCCGAATATGTTGCAGGCAACGTCGAAGATGACACTCTTTCCGTTGGCTCCCGTACCTATAAGGAGAAGACAGAGCTCAATCTTCGATGATTCCTTCCCCTCGTACGGATTGTATGCAGTACCTCTCTGTATGAGACCGAGACCGAGGAACATCTGGAGGATCATCCTCGACGTCCTGTCTGGGAGGACCTCCTTGATGAAGTTCATCCACCTGTCGCACTTCGCCTTCGGATTGTAGTCGTATGGGTGGTAGTATGTGACATGGTACTCGGGAGAGAACGGCATCACGTTCGGATACTTCAGACCGCTGCCGAAGTCAACAACTCCGTTTGCGAATGCAACGATGTCGAAGGTAGGTCTCAGTATGTTGTAGCACTCTATCACCTCCATGAATGACTTGTTCATCACCGTACTGATGCCGAGCATCGGAGCCATGGCCAGGTCGAGGAGCAGAAGCTGGTAAGCCTGTTCCAAAACTATCTTCGGAACAGCTTCGTATATCTTGCCGTTGAACATGTAGTAAGCACCGTTGTAGTACTTCACCGGAGCCTTCTTCGCCAGACGTCTCATTGACCTGATGAAAGTAGACTTCAGCTTGTTGTACTTATCAGAGTTTGCCTTACCCCAGTCCTGGCAACGGAGCGCTTCGAAGCCGTACTCGTCATGCCTCAAAAGGTCTAGCAACTGAGCGTGCAATGTGTCTATAGCAATACCATTTTCCATTTATGTACAATAATAATATTAATTTTCCGTTATTGTGTAGGATAAACCCCGATAAACAGGGGCTTTCTGAAGGATAACACGTATCAGGTCGTCCTTACAACATGTCGTCTATAAAATATCGACAATACAAAGATACGGATAATATCCTGAATATCCAGTAAAACCCTAGTAAATAAAGGGTATAAATATACATTTTAGGTATACATTAAATGAAGGATAGGTATACATTTACGGTTTGGCCTGCAAAGTAAGAGTTTATGGTATCAAATGTTAATAAATAACGGATGAATGAATATGCATAATTATCCTTTATGGCTGAAAGTAATTAAACTTTACAAAAAGGCTGAAAAATCGGAAGAAAAAATTTTTAGATGAGGTGACTACCGCGCTGATTTAGTGCTATTTAGGGGGTGTGGGGGTGTTTATTCTAAAATTATTACATTTTGTGTCGGTTTATATAGTGTAAACCATCGTGAAACATTATTTTTGTAATTATTTCAAATTGTCGGTTTATATTTATAAAAAACTTATGTAACCCCTTAATAACCAATACTTTATAACTTTGTTTATATTCATTTTCTTACATAATTATTCATTATTAATAAAGTGTGAAACATTAAAACTTATTACAAAATACTTGACCAAAAAAAATGTTACAATAATAACGTACTGGTTAAATGTTAAAATATTAACATTTAGTGCTTATGTAGTTAGATATACGAAAGTAAAACGTAGCATATTAATACTTTGCCACAAAGTGTTAAAACGTATAACTACCTATATATCAATATGTTATAACGTCTTTAAGAGTCGATTTTTAACATAAAAAATTTGCTTTTATCAATAAATTTTCGTACCTTTGTAGTACAAAAAGAAAGAGATAGGACACTATCTTATAAGTAACATTTAAACAATTTAGGTATATGAAAGAATTATCTGAAAAAGGTGCTCTTGGTTATGAGCATGTAAGTACTAAGGTTGCCAGTTATGTAACCGAGTGCAAAGGTAGCGCAGTATTAGCGCAGAGTTTGGAAGTGCTTAATAGTTACCGCAAAAAGCTATTGAGTGAGTGCACCGATAGCGAAGTTGTAAGCGCAAAGAAAGAACTGGATAAAGCACGTGCTAAGTACAACAAGTTAGCAACAAATTATGTGCTTTCAGATGAAAGCTATTGCAATTTGCAAACCGAGTGCGTGCGTAGCGCAGTTAGCGAGTTTTCCCGCAAGCATAAACTACCTAATTTCTTTGCGTGGTTTGATAACAACAATAAGGACGTGCAAACCACTATTATAGATAGTTTGCAGCGTCTTGGTTCAAAATTGTGCTCATTACATCAAGCATTTGCAAGCGGTGCAAAGGTAGCAAAGAAAAAGAGTGAAAGCATAACAGACCTGCAAAAACAGATTGCAGTGTTACAGGCTAAACTTGCAGCAGCACAAAAGTAAGTATCACAAAATAGGTAGCTAGAAAATACTAGCTATCTATTTTCCCTACTGGCTATTTGATAGGTAGCCAGTGGGAAATTTTACTCCAGGTTTTTCAACTTGGAGCGGGTCGTCGTGTCCTTATTTTTCCCACACAATTGGTAAACCTTGTCGTGGTGTGTGGGCTTAACTCAGAGAGAGAATTTATTCTCCCTCAGGGGACTAATTGCCAAAATTCAAGAGAGCTATACGGCAAACGAATCTGTAGTGATACAGAAAGGCGGGCGAGAAATCCCGTCGAGGGTAGCGAGAGAGCACAGAGCCGCCACGATACCGAATGAGATGAGGCACGTGTACAGGTAAGAAATCGTAGCTGTGCAGCGAGATAGGAATATTTCTTCTATCAGAGCGGACGATAGCTAGTGGAGAACACTAGTCACTGGGATAGGTCGTGTTACCTATAACGATGGAATAATATCCTTCGTCCCAGGGATAAAGAAATCATAATTCATATTCTATCGTGTGGCACACGTGGACGGGTTCCGAACGTGCCAGGCTTGTCAGTTGTGAGCCTTGTGGTTAAAATCACAATTCGTGTTGTAATGAGAGAATAACACACGTGAGGTATATCCGAAAGAGAAATCTCTCCCAGTGTGCGCCAGTACTCGTAGAAGCGCAACGCACCAAATTGGTGGTGCTCTGGAATCCATGAACGGGGACGGTAGCGAGGCAACGGAAATTAAAACGCTCGCAGCAGATTTTAATCAAGCGTGTGAACGTGTCGATTATTTGAAGCGAAGGTGTACGGAGTAAACATGAGAGAATGAAGACAATAAAAAAACGTGTCCGTACTTCCTATGGCTAAATCGGGGCGGGGAGAAATCTCCGCTCTACAATTACAAACCAACAAATTTAGAATTATGATACAGAATTTCGATTGCAGAGGACAGAGAATGATGGAGAGAATTATTGCAGACAGACAGACCATATACAATCGTGTAGAGTTTATCTCGTGGCGCAATAATACTCTAGCTCTGTTTCTAGCCTAAAATCCGTAGCCAGTACGATAATTGTCGTGTGTGGCTACGGAACAATTACCAAAAAATATAGATATGAAAGCAAGACAGATTATTTATTCAAGTACGATAACTGTGCTTGGATTTATTCAGAGTGCGCCGGCATTCATTTGCTTGGCAAGTACGATAATTCTCCTGAATGTGCTTGGAATTCTTTACGGAATTCTGCTTGTGTATATTTGGAGCAGTACGGAAAAGGGTAAGTGGTATTTCCGCGAGCTGTGGCGATCCACACTCCGCTTGGAGAATTTCATCCTGCCTGGAGTGTGAGAAATCTAGAAAGTACGATAATTGTGCTTGGAAACATTCAGCTAAATTCTGCTTGGAGGAATCCAGGCAGTACGATAATATAACCAGTTAAACAAGAGAATTATGGAAAAGAGAATCAGCAAGGGCGTGCTGTCAGCTGCGCTCATATTAGTTACAAGTTTCGTGTGTGGCATTATTGCTATCGCAGGATTTCTGCTTGGAGATTTTCAGGCGGTGTTATATTCAGCTGCGCTTGAGATGTGCGGTCTATTTATAATTGCGATAATGATAGACACAATTCAGTCACAGATAGATGATATCTGTGAAATGTAGCCAAAACTACCGCTTGGAGATATTCGGGCGGTATCTAGTATTAACCAATTAAATTACAGAATTATGAAGAAGAATATTTTCGTGGCATTGTTTGCCGTAGTGTGTGTTGCATTAGTAGTTGTTTCAGTTACTCTGTATAATTGTCACAGAGCAAACGTGATGTTAAGGAAAACTGTGATAGCTCAGGCTAACGAGATTTCAGAGCTTAACGCCAGTTACACAGCAGAGGGAACTACAACGTTCGTAGGTCTCAGAAAGTAGTCAAATCTGAGAGGAGTTTCCGCTCCTCTCTTCTATTAACCAGATTATTAGAGAAATATGGATAGAATATTAAAGCAAGATTTAAGCAAGAATGAGGTTATAGACCTCTTGCGTGGAATGGACGCACAGGAAGTTGAGGGAAATTTCTCTGTATGTCGTGTCCTGATCAATACACAGGCGTGTGACGTATTCGGTGGAGAACCTGAGGACTCTTATCCTCTCATCCCCGGTACGTACATGGCATTGTATTACAATAGTATTGCCGGAGACCCGTATCCGCTCTTTGAGAGAATATGTGAAAACATAATAAATGACGAGAACAAGAGCCAGACTCTCCTGAATGGCGATGGCATTATTCTGATTTTCCTGCTCAACAAGTACGAGTAGCCAAAAATGTGCTCAGGCATTTTCCTGGGCATACTATGTAGAACCCATTAAACAAATTGAATTATGTTAGACAGAAAATCACAGAAGAATTTTGAGCGTGCGCTTATGCATGAGATGGAAAAAATCAAGATAGCAGCGCGCCAGTGGCATAGCAACAATACTAAGGGCTACAGAGATTATCGTAGCAAGAAAACTATCTCCAAGAGCTTCTCTGAGATAGCGGTGCTGTGCATGAGCTGAAATGTGCGTGGCGGTTGTCACGCATACTATTCACCAATATTTTAGATTATGAAGAAAATAGAGAACCCTAAATTGGAAGAGAAGAGCAGAGAATATCTGCGCGACAAGATTCTGCCTAGATTGCAGGAGATTCAGCGTGACATATTCGGCAAGAATAAGGTTGGTCTGGAGGTAGACGTAGATCCTGAAGGCAAATACATCGTCTGCCATGCCTACACCATCATGTATGGTAAGGTCAACAAATACCTACACCTACATCTCTCCTGCGTGCTTGACAGAGAAAAGCTGGAGTGTGAGTACAAGAGACTCACAGACTTCATCAAGGAGCATTCAGCCTAAAATGTGCGTGGCAACTGTCACGCATACAATTATTCACCAAAAATTATAGATTATGATAGATGAAGAATACAAGGAGAATGTAGAGTACATACGTTCTACCATCATGCCAAAATTGCAGAAAATTCAGAGAGATTTGGCAGAGAGTCTGCCAGGCGTGAGCCTTACTGTCAGATTAGACGGAGAAACCGGGTCTATGTCTGCTCATGCTGCTGTCTTTGATGATACGTGTAAAGTTACAGACAGCTGTACCGCAAATTTCTTTTATGTGGATAACAAGGAAGAAATTGACGATGAATACAACAAGCTCGCAGAATTTCTCAAGAAGTACATAGCCTGAAAATTGAGGGAGTTTTATCTCCCTCTCCTACAAACCAAAAATGTAGAATTATGAGTAAATGGGTACAATTTTATCATAAGATTAACAAGTTTGACCTTGTGAACATGAGATTCACCGATGAGGTGAGCGTTGTGGAAATGGTGGGCATGGATTCTGTCATGCCTATTGACGGCAGATTGAGTCTGTCATCCATACGTGCTGAGATACAGAAGAAAATCGAGAGCATGAAGAATATCGAGGGCTTTGACCCTTGTGCGTTCTCCATCCTCACCGGTCCTACGATTCTGTGTGCTTCAGAAAGTCCGGTGTACAATCTCTAGCCAGAACTGGGCAGTACGATAATGTGCTGCCTGCTATTAACCAAAACATATTAGAATTATGACAGACGGAGACAGAAAGTTCCTTGCCAGGCTCGTAGCGAGCCACAAGGCAGTTATCAGCGAGGAGTGCAGACGCAAGAACCTCGACAAGAGCGAGTATTTCAGACGCGTAGCACGTGCAGACAAAAAGGCTCAGGAGATTGAGCAATCGTGCATGCGCCCTCGCAAGTTCTAGCCAAACATTCTGTGCAGTCTATCTGCACAGAAACCATGTTAAACCATCAAAATTAAAGAATTATGGAGAAAATGACACAGAAAGAGTTGAAGAGACTCGTTAGAGTAGGAGCTGCCAAGGATATAACACACAGTTCAAGCCGTGCAGCCATCCCGGAAGAATATAGTCAGGTAGGCTATTCTTCCGGTGTGTACGGATGCAACGGAATGCTGTTCCGTGGTCACAGCGGAAAGCTGTATGCCATTTGTGCAAGAACTACGGCTATCTGGGTTTTCGGCTAAAATTACGGGTAAGCGTATGGTGCGCTTGCTCGTTTCTATTATCAACCAAAATACAGAAATATGAATATACAGAAAGTATGGGATGCGTTTATCAAGGAAAATGATAATCCATCATTCGTAAAGATGGCATATGCCGTAGTAGAGCAGCTTGGCGGTGTTAATGAAGACACACTGCTTAATTCTCTCGATAGTTGCAGAAATGCAAATGACGGGTACACTGGATTCTGTTATCCTTATCAGACAAGCAAGTTCTGGAACGAGAACAAGAGTGCTATCATGGAGAATATGCACGAGCTTGCCGATGATTTGGGAGAAGACCTTATCACGATGATTAAGGGATTCGGGAATTTCAAGGACGACAAATCTGTCACCTATGATGCTATCGGCAAGGCTCTGTATGCTCCTTTTAACGAGGGCGAGAGCAGAAATATCTACGACACATTTGCCAAGTATGCACTGGAAGAGGTTGCGAATCGATTCCAGGACTGGTGGTACGAGCAGGACGAAAGTGATTTCGATGATTAGCCAAACCAATCCTCACTCTTACGGGTGGGGATTTCTATTAACCAAAGATTACAGAATTATGAGTGATTTAGAGAAAATCCTGAATGACGATTTACTGAAGTGTAAAATCGTTGAGTCAGTAGAGAATCCTGTTAGGCGTGTGGACCTCATCAAGTGGACGCACGACAATACATACTCTATTGCAGAGGTACGCAAGGATACCGGTAAGCTAGAGGTCACAGACTTGAAAGCTGCCAGTGGTCTTGAGGCATACAAGCATTTCTACAGAAATTATGGCGACATTGCCATATGTGGCTAAAACTCCCCACATCATCGTGGGGAACAATTATGAACCATTAAACAGATGAATTATGGAAAAGAATATTTGGGAATATGTTATGAACAGCAAGGGTGAGGTTATCGAAAAAGTAGCCGATTATATCGGTGTAAAAAGCTTTGCCAAGACAATCGAAGGTCTCTATCGCGAATGCCTGGAGAATTTCGATGACGCAGAAGACCTAGAAGAATACATTGCCGATTTGTACGGAAAGAATATCCAGTCTATGGCATGGGATTTCACTCTTGAAGCAAACAGAGAGATGAAGAAATATCTCCATCTTAACGACCAGCGCATGGATGGTAATTTTGCCAATCTGTACAACGATTATCCTAGACACGTTACAGGAACGTTCTGGGCGACGGACTACGACGGCGACGATTACTATGACTTGTTTCCTCAGATGGTAGCCAGACTTGATGCAGCAGAGGACAGCGAGCAGGCGAACGAGGATAGAGCGTACCTAGAGGAATGGTATTTCGAAGCCTTCGGTACATACAACATCAAGTACAATTTCTCGAACGAACTTGAAGAGATTCACTCTATGATGGAGGAAGCTTACGAGGAAGCCTAACAATATCCCCTAGCATGGGGATATTCAATGTTAAACCATTTAAATGATATTAGATATGAGTTACGAATTTGCTAAGAAGGAGATTGGTGATTACAGAATCACCATTTACCAGGATGAGGATGCCGAATGTCCTTGCACAGAATGGGATTTGGCAGGCGTTTACTTCTGGGACTATTCTGATTACGGATACAACAGGGAACTTTCTCGTGGTTGTAGCAGTGAAGTCGAAGCTGAAAATGCAGAGGCTGCCTTGAAAGAGCTTGTCTGCAAGTATGTTCCACAAAAGAAGATTATCAAGTATATCAATAGTATGTTTCATTGCGATCATCTGTGTCTCGAATACGACAAGTCGTGCCACATGTGGAGTTTTGAAAGAAAATCAAGATTCAGCATCGGCAAGAACGAGTGGTACAACATTAGAGATTTCACTCCTAACGAACTGAAGAACGAGGATGTTAGGGATGAGCTTACAGAAGAGCTTGAAGAAGATGATTTTATTAATCTCCTTGAAAACTGCAAGGATATAGCATTCTACGAGTGGTCTTCCAGTGGATATAGCCAGGGAGATTATGTTAGAGGATATGCCTATTGCGACAAGGAGCGCTTCAAGAAGATGGTGGATACGAATACCAAGAACTGGAAGAATCGTGCCATCGAGCTGTTTGAGAGCGAAGTCAAGAATATTGGTATGTGGATGTGGGGTGATGTAAAAAGTTACGTCCTAGAAAAGAAACGCCCGTATACAAAATTGTACGAAGACGGTAAATCTTCTGATTCCTACGAGTGGGAACAGATTGATTCCTGTTGTGGAGAGTACTACGAGGACTCTGACGAGCTGATCAAGGTCGCTCTCGAAGAGAATGGAATCAAGCTAAAAGAAACAGCCTAACAAGGGGAGCTTGCATGCTCCTCTTCTATCAACCAAATTACAAAGAATTATGAAATTTAAACTTTATCACGACACAAGAAAGAAGTTCCGTGACTGCGTGGATGCGTGGACAATATACGTTCCTTATCCGAAGTGGCTTAGAGAAAAGACATGCGGTACAATGGGAACATTCCTCGGATGCACTCCAACGGAGACGGGAATGATACGGTGCATCTGGGAGCACGACGAAAGAAGATGTGGACGCCCGTATTTCGGCAAGAAGATTGATCCGAAGGATACCCCTAAAGCATTTCAGGAAATTTTCTACAACATGGAGAAGCTTTGGAACGAGGCAATCACCAAGAACACGAATGAAGCGTGGAAAGCATGGAGCGAAGTCTAAAATTGGTAGCCATTTGGCTACCTGCCAATAACCAAATACAGAGAATTATGGAAAGAATTACATTTGTAGAGAAGGGCAGTAGAACCATCTACAGACTGGGCAGACGTATCGTATGCTACAGAGAGGGTTACAGAGTTTATTTTGGTAAACCATCAGATGTCACACACGACACGTTCGATGCACTATCAGAGAATATAGCACATGAGTATTGCTTGAAAGTTTGTGAGCGTAAAAAGTGGGAGAAAGCAAAGTACAGCAATCCTGTGGCTTACAACGCCCACAGAGTATTGAACGCATTAGCCTAAAAACGGAGGGAGCAATCCCTCTGACATCATTAACCAAATTATTAAAGATTATGAAGAGATATTACGTATCAGTCACAGAACATTTGAACAAGGTAGTCAGCGTTGATGCTGAGAGTGAGAATGAAGCCGTACAGAAAGTGCAGGATGCCTATAATAATAGCGATATTATTCTTGACGCTGACAATTTCTCAGGTGAGGTTATCGAGATCGAACCAGATCAGGAGTACTGGAGAGAATCCGAAGAAGATGACAGCGTAGCACTCCAGCATATCGACTAGCCAAACGGGGAGAGCAATCTCCCTACCAATAACCAAAACACAAGAATTATGAATGAAGACAAAATCCTAGAGATGTTCTTTGAGAAAGCCAGATGGCAGTACGCTATCGAGAAAGGCTTATTCAAGGACATGAACAAAGCAGTAATGTATCAGCTGACTACACCAGAGGCTCGTCTGGCTATGTATCAGAGGATCAAGAGCGGCAATTACAAGATAATGCCGCCTCATACGGCAAAGATTCCTAAAGACAACGGAGATTTCCGTACTGTCTATGTGAATGAGCCTGTAGATAGAATCCTTTTGAGTATAGCAAACGACCTCCTGTTCGAGCTGATGCCAGAGATGGTGCATCCACGCTGTACGTCATACCAAAAGGGTATCGGCTGCGGTCGTGTGGTGCAAGATGTGTCTCGGATAATATACTCGGCAGAGGGAAAAATCATCGGATGGAAAGGTGACTTCTCCAAGTACTTTGATTCTGTGCCCATTCGGTTCATCGACTGGGCATTTGACAAGGTAGAGGAGAAGTACGGAAAGTCTGCGCTGATAGATGTCATTCGTGACTACTATCACACAGACATCTATTTCGATGAGGACAACAACCTCTGCGAGAAGTATCAGTCCCTAAAACAGGGATGCTCTGTTGCTGCATGGCTGGCTGATGTCATTCTCTATCATCTTGACGACAAGCTATCTAAGCTTAACGGATATTACGTCCGCTATTCAGATGATACGCTGTTTGTCGGTGAAGACTATGAGAAAGCCATGGATATCATGAAGAGCGAGCTGGAGATGATGCAGATGACGCTCAACCCAAAGAAGGTTGAGTATCTTGACGCTAATCACTGGTTCAAGTTCCTCGGATATTCCATCAAGGGTCACAATATCTCTCTGTCGTCCACACGTATCAAGACCTTCCAAAAGGAGATTGAGAAGAGGACGATAAAGAAGCGTGACACCACGATGACGAAAGCCATCAATGCAGTAAATAGGTATCTCTACAAGGGATATTGCGACTACTCATGGGCCACTCAGGTTCTTCCGGTCATCAACGTGAAAGAGGACATCGACAAGCTCAACACCTTTGTCATGGACTGCATCCGTGCGGTCAAGACAGGCAAGAGAAAGGTCGGTGGTCTCGGATACGTGAAGACTCAGGCTGTAGGTTGCATAGACCGAGGTCGTGGAAGGAACGTGAAAGCCAACAGGAGTAAGACAGAGAGCGAAATCAAGGGGTATCTATCAATCGGCTGTGCTCAGAATGCCTTGCGAACGAGCAGGGCAGCGTACAACACATTGGTGAATACTCTGTAGATGAGCATCCTAGCGCAAGGATTTGCCGGAATGAAGATACAAGGTTTTAAATATCCCGGTTGCGGAGTGCATGGGCCAATCTCTTAGTAAGAGATGGTCCTACGCTCGTCCTAAACCGGACATTATCAATCTGATACAGCTATGCGCAGCAACTTCTGACCGGCAGACTCTGTAACCGAGCACACGGACGTGGGAGAAGGACGGACCGATTCAGGCGACGCCTCTATAACATCATCTGAACATCCGACAATGCATGGATGTTCATATAACCGCACAAGGCGTAGCTCATCAACGAAGTACAGAAATGTGACATTCCGTATGACCACCACCGGTGGCGCACACCACTAATCCCTGACGGATGGCTGAAGTTTATGCAACAGGTCTCTTAACCAGAGTAGTTGATCCTGGACGGCTGCGCAGTGGGCGCATTGTCCTGGATCACCTATTCTGGCGAATCCTGTGTCAAATCAGAAACATAAAGTATTGTGCCGAGCCATCGGTCATGGAACCACCCGAGCACGAGGGTAGTCTTCAGAGGAGAGCAGAGTTTACGGAACTGTTACGAATCTCGCCGGCCTCCCCGGAACACTATCCGGGTATTCCGGCGATACATAACAGCTCAAATCAAACTGCTAGAGCTACGTGCCACGCTCTCAGATGAAGACAACGTTATTGCCAAACGAGGTACACGAGGAGGTGTCGGTTTATTCAACCCGCCTTGTATCAACGCGATATGTCTGGTAATACCAGAAATCTCGCGTATCGGCAAGCGGGTTAAATCATCAGCCTATAGTAAGACAACAGACCTATGAGTGTACCTACAAACAACCATGTGAATTGCATCACGACTTATCAAGAGTATGAGGTTTAATACCACGTGAGTGGTATACCAGCCGCCTGCCGATATCTCCGCAGGCGCTGGTATCCAATCCACGTGGTTGAATCACGAACATATATCCATGCAACATAATACATGAGATAAGTCATGCGCATTGCAGCGATGTCTGGCAAGTTCTGAGAGTTCATCGAGCGTTTCATTGATTCTGAAGCCAAGGATGGGGAAGCGTACGCTTCCTGAGGTTGGCTTCATAACAATGCCACGCCCTTAATCAAAAACTTAAAGCAATGCAACGTATCAGGTTGAGTCAGACTAGGTTATTGCGAGCCGAATGGTGCGCAAGGAGAATAGATTGTACAATACGGTATCAATCATCCTGAAGATCCAGGTGGTTACCTGGATCTGTCAGGACTTAGATACAGTATTAATCAAGACCTTATAGTTACGCAACAGATTCTCTGAGCGCACTCCCATTAACCAATATTTAAGAATTATGAACAGCAGATTACTAAAGAAGCTTGAGGAAATCAAGAAAGAGTACGAAACGTCAGAAGTTTGCATGGGCGAGATGCTTGATTCAGTAAGCGCAGACGGATTCTCTATCGAGGATGCTCACTGGTTGTATATGCGTGCAATGGAGTGGGCAAACGGAGATAAATTCTATATCCACATCGGAGAAGACGAAGATGTACTGAGTAAGGATGAACTCGAAGAAGCCAATTTGATAGTGCTAGAATAAGCACTATCCCTATTAACCAATACAATAGAATTATGACATACGACGAGATTATCAATGCAGTTGAGAATGGTGCTAAGTTCACCATCAACTTCCAGAAGAGGACATGTAGGGTGAATGGTAAGATAGTAATGTCCGAGGAAGATAAGCCGAAAGATACACCTTACCTGACACATGCAGTAGTCCTGTTCGTAATAGAGCAGAGATACAAGGTATACAAGCATTCTGTGCCGTCTGAACGCTCTGAATCACATCGCCGCTACTACTTCAAGGCTTTGCCAGAGAAAGAGCTCTCAGACGAAGATATGATGTACGGAGAGCGACGTGAGGTAGCGAGATGCAAGCTAGAACTATACGTCCTTATGCAGCTGCTCAGAGGCAACCTTGCATGGGAGAACAGATGGGGAACATGGTTCTGGCGGTCTGAAAATGACAGAGACCTGATTATCCTCAGAGACTGGGTTGAGCCAAACAAGGGTGGGGCGTAAGCCTCATCCACAAAAGTTAAATAAATTTTTAGTATAACCAATTTAAATTATTAGAATTATGAAGCAGATTGTAACAATCACTGGTGAGAACTTGAACATCGTAACTAACAATGTAGAGGCTACAGCAGCTACCGGTAAGAAGACCAAGGCGCAGATGCGTCTCGAAGCTCTTAAGGCAGCAGGTGTTGATACTAGTAAATATTTCCCTCTCGGTGACGACCAGCTTATCAAAATCGAAAATGGTGCAGCAGTTCCTGTTGATATGGACGATGCAACCATCGATGCGGTAGGCAAGCAGATTGTCGAGGGTGGATACGTAAGTAACTGGAAGCTCTTCCGTCGCTGGGTGATGAGTCAGATGTTCCACATGTTGCGAGACATGGAGAAGGACGGCAAGTCATTCAACGAGGTGTTGCAGAAGAAAGGCTACGAGTACCAGTGGCGCATGTTGGAGAACGAGCTGCATGCTCAGATGAAGATGTGTGACCACAAGGACTACGAGAACACCAAGGCGAGAAATCGCTGGTTCAACGGCTGCGTAGCACACGATATGGCTATTGACTATATTAACAAGCTTCGCAGCTACATTGACGACAAGTGCATCTACACTGTCAAGGAAGACAAGGATGGAAAAAAGAAGAAGACATACAAGCATACCTGCAAGGGTAATCCTTATATCCGTCTTCAAAACGAAAACATCTTCGTCGCTGACTTGGAGAGAAAGGTATACAATCCTCTCCGTGACCTTGCCAACAAGATGAGTGCTGTAGAAACCTACAAGGAACTCTACGATGCCGTTCGCAAGTTCAACAAGAACCGCAAGCATCTCGCGTGGGATACCAAGCAGGCTGATGCGTTCATTACTGCCTACAAGGGTTCAGGTTCCTACTACACGATGAGAAACCTCATCATGTTCCATGGAGCAAGATTCCTGAAGAACGGACGAAAGATGTCAGAGACAAATTCTCTGAAGGAACTTGAGTCTAAAGCCAAGCTCTACGATGAAGAGGGTTGGAAGATGCTCGGTGTACTCAAGCAGCTTATCAAGGACAATAATATCAGCGTCCAGGGCAAGATTCTTGAGTGGAAGAAAGACAAGAGCGAGAACAAGTAATTATCAGTAGGACGTAAGATTCGCCACCTATGGAATGGTGGCTCGGCAGCAATTCACAAGAGCTTCTTCAACGAAGGATCTCCTCCAGTCACTACTGGAGGTAATCCTTCGAGCTAAAGCTCTCTAGATCGAACTTATAGAGTAAGGCGCCAGCCGGGAGCCATTCTAGCCAAAAGTCGGTTACTGATTCGGTAACCGATTCTATGTCTAACCAATAAAATGAAGGATTATGAAGGAAATTAATGTAGACACAAGAGAGTATATTAAGGCTCTTATTGACGGGAAGAATGTCGTCGAGGAATCACTTCTAGACGCAATCTTTGACGATTCGCAATATCTCACCAATAAGTTTTTTTCATTGGGATTTGTCGGAGGCGCACCTACAATGATAGAGTATCACGGAAACTACCTATCTATCAGGAAGCTTCGATCGTGGATTACATCAGAGTGGGGTAGAGAGATTGTCAAACGACTGACTGGCGAATCAAAAAATAGCATATACTATTACGATACGAAGCAGTATCTCGACGAACGCCAGGCTGAGCCTTTAATCTATACATTCTTTCTGAGCACAGATTACCTTACTGTAAGATTTCACTACAATGTAAAAGTAGATGAAGATTAGCCAAACATGTCAGTCGTTAGCAGCGGCTGACTACTCATATCATAACTAAATTTTGTTTAAATGGTTCAAGCCGGTCTGTCGTGAGACACGCCGGTTTTTTGTTCCCCAAGTTTAACCAATTTTAAATGAGAATTATGAGTAGAAATTACTGGACATTAGGTAAGGAAGGAATGAAGACTCGTCTGTCAAAGGCACAGGCAGCTTATGAGAACGCATTAGAGAACGTCAGCGACTTGCATGTCAAGATCAGCGATGGCAACAGCAAGTTGGGAGCAATCCCATCTGTATCGCTTATCCCGGTCATGGATTGCGGCAACTGTGCAATCTGTGCGAAGAGCTGCTACGACCTGCGCAATGACATGATTTACAAGGAGGTCATCAAGACGAGAGCTATCAATTCTGCCATCCTCCACGAGGATTCTGAACGATACTTCAAGGAGATTGACGGGTATCTCGACTACAGATTTCCTAGAGCCTTCCGATTCCATATCGGCGGTGATATCCAGAATAAATGGTATCTTAACAAGATGTGCGATATTGCACGCAAGCATAAGGATACCAAGTTTCTGGCGTTCACGAAGATGTTCGATGTGTGTAACGAGTACCTTGATGAGGGCAACATCATTCCTAAGAACATGCATATCCTATTCAGCGGATGGCTTGGTCTCAAGATGGATAACCGCCACGGATTCCCGGAGGCGCATCCTATCTTCGAGAGCGGTACATCTGCTCCGGAAGGAACGTTGCTATGCACCGGAAACTGCACAGAGTGCCTGAAGGAAGATAGGCTATGCTGGTCTATCGGGAAAGGCCAGGCGATAGGATTCCTTGCACACTAGCCAAAATCCTCGTCAGGAATGACGGGGTACATTATGTCTAACCAATTAAAATTTTGAATTATGGCAACAGCAAGAAGAGGAACAAAAATGCTCAAAGCTTCCGACATCATGAAGAGAAAGGGCATTGTCCAGAAACAGATGGACACGAATAAGTTCAATGAGGTTGTAGAGAATTTCTTTATGACCCATGAGGCGAAAGAAACGATTCTCCTGACTCCAAAGAGATTCATCGAGATGGACAACCCGCCAGAGGGAGACTTCATCGACTATCTCGACGTGAACATATGGGCAAAGAAGAGTGAGGACCTGGATGATCCGTTCGACTTCACCGACTATCAGTTCATGAAGAAGAACGGAATGCTCCGTCCTATCCTTATGGTGAACGAGCCTTTCATCGGCAATGCTGCCGGGTGGCTGAGAGATTTTTGTGGATTCACTGTGAAGAGCAGAACACGAAAGAAGAAGAAGGAATACATCGTGTCTCTGCCGGTGTAAAACCGAACAAGGCGTGGAACATTATTGTTTCACGCTCCCAACATTAACCAATTAAATAGAATGATTATGGAAATAGTAGATGTAAATGTGTGTAAGTTGGACAATTACAACATGGAGAACGAACTCTATTATGAGTCTCTGTGGGAGAAGATGTTCGATGAAGGTAAATATACGGACGACGGATGCAACGAGGCTGTCGGTTTTATCTATTCTAACGCCTGTCACGCAGAGGTATATGGCAATGCGATGGATGTCACATGGATAAAGGATTGTGCGAACAATCTACGCCTTGCTATTGTTGCAAACGATTTGGTGAATAATCTTATTGGCACAGAGCAAAAGAAGATCATCACAGAGGAGAACAACGGAACCACGCTCCTTACTGACGATGGCATATATCTTAACATCTTCGTCAATTTCGAGATGCGTCACATACAGATTCTCGCTTACCAGGAAGCCTAAAAAGCCCTCTTCTGAGGGTGCAAGTATTAACCAATTAAAATTAAAGATATGAATGATTTTTTAAAATTAGCAGAGAATTTAGGATGGAGTTATAATGTTGACGATACACCTAACGAAAGAGGTGAGGTTTGCGTCGAGTTAGAGAAGTATTCCCCACAAGGCCAAGATTTCATCGCCACAATTTGGTTCGAGAATGGCAATAAGTCTGACTTCATGGATAAGTTGTATCAATATTATAGCGACTTCGATCCTGACGAGGAAGCCAGTAAATGGATTGGCGAGGATGGACATGGTGCTAACGGCGCGCCATACAAATTATCGGATATTTTGCAAGATATGGAGGATTGCAAGGATATGCTACTAGATTTATGGCACGAGTATTTTTACGATGAGTACCCAGAAAATCGTCCAAATGAGACCGACGAAGGGAAGCGACTCGCAGGAGAAATCGAGGAGAAATCCGGAAAGTATTACCACTCGTGCTCTCTACAGAATTATCCGAGCGGTAAGTATGGCGTTATCATTGATGGCTGCCAGAAGTTTCTGTCGGAATGCAAGGAAGAGGCATTAGCCTATATGAAAGGCGTGCTTACGGGTCTTGATATCGAAAGAAAAGACTAAGCCAAACAAGCCTGCCGGAAACGGTGGGCATCAAGTTAAACCAAAACATTAAGATTATGGATAGAAAAGAATTGAAAGACGAGATTGACGAGTTGCGTTCAACAGCAAAGATGGAACTTGCATGCACCATCCGTGAGATAATGAGAGAGCACAATGTTAGCAGAAAGGTGTTCGATTGGCCTGTACTTGCCGGCGACAACAGGGAGGTGAACATCGTAGAAGTAGGCGACAGCGATACAGCTATCCCTATCATTCATAGCCGATGCACTTCTGTAGGGTTTGAGCTCCCGGAAGCAAAAGCTATCGATGACGATATACCAGTTGACCTTCTTGCAGACATCGCTACTAGTCTGAACGACGAGCTGAACGGCTATATTGGTGTCTATGCTGCAAAGTATAAGATTGCCTACAATGATGGAATTTTCATTCCTAAGGAGAATCCGTACGTATTCCGGGCAGAATCATATAAAGATGCATTGGATGAGGCGGAAGACTACATGCGTGTGTGGAATGACCATAATGGTTCTACCCTAAGACTTGTATCAGTCGAGAAGCAGACTGCTTCGGAAGGTTAAATTAGCGTTAAAAACGGCAAAGACGATGGTTTATATTATAAACTTTTCGTATCTTTGCCACTAGTAACCAAAATTATAGAATTATGACAGAAGAAATAAGAATCAAGACAAGAGATTGGGAGAGACTTCTGAGCTACACTCAGCAGCAGAAGTACAAGACTGCCATCAAGCAGGGTTGGTTCTCTGACTATCACGACAATTCGTGGAGACATAGCACCTTCTACGGTGCGTACATCTGGAAGTATCCGAAGATGCTCAAGGTTGCCAGAATGTTTGAAGAACTCATCGGGCATAAGCCATTATGGGAAGACATCACAGACGACAATCTGCGCGACCTCTATGAGAAGATCCAAGAGAACTACGCTCCTAACTCGGCAAGAACCGTATGTGCAACCATCAAGGCTGTGATACGTGAGAACGATGCTACCAGAGAAATTCCTAGTCCTACGTTCGGCAGAATACTTAGAGCGAAGGCTGTACCGGTCCAGTCTGTATATCTCTCTGATGAGGAGATAAACAGAATCATAAAGTACAACCCTCACGGGAAAACAAAAAGATATGTTCAGAGAATGTTTATCATGGAATGTCTCTGTGGCGCACGTTACAGCGACTGCCAGAGAATGACGGAAGAGAACATAGATGATACCGGACACTTCCTCGTGTATGTTACTCAGAAGACAAAGACCGAGGTAAGGGTTCCACTTCACAAGAAGCTCCGTAAGTTCCTCGTATGCGGTACTGGTGACGAGCCTCTTCCGGGTGAGATCGGTGAAAGGACGTTCAATAGAGCACTCCGCGATATCTGTCGTGACTGCGGAATAGATACGAACACGAAGGTGTTCAAGGCAGGAAAGGAAGAGACTGGAAAGAAGTATCGGTTCGTATCATCCCATACCGGCAGACGATCGTTCGCAACGAATCTCTCAAAGAAGGGCGTGCCGTTGGAGCAGATTGCCGTCATGATGGGACATACCAGTAACGGTATGCCTAATATACAGATGACACAGCGCTACATTGTCGGTAAGACCGAGATTGACAGCAATACACTGAGATTGTTCGGCGTCTATGAAGAAGACCTCGATAACGGTCTAGATGAGGATTAAGCTAAAACTGGAGGTGGTTAGCAGCCATCTCCTGCCATTGTTTAACCAATTAAAATAATGAATATGGTAGAAGATTATACAGTAGAAGAGTTGAATAAACTCATCAATGAGTGCCGGAAGAAGTACGAAAAGCTAGAAAAGGAGACCGTTATGAAGGCTCTGACTGGCGAGATTGGTACGAACTCCGCAATGGTGGAAGAGTTGGAGATTCTCAACATCCACTATCACGATGAAATGGATGAGTACGATATCACTGCACCTGACCTGAATCCAGATCTTATCGATAACTTCAAGAGGGCAGAGCGTGATGGCAAGAACGTCATCTTCGAGGCACAGGAATATCTTAAGATCCTGGGAATGTGCGAAGAAATGTTCAACCAGAAGCTATGGGTCAACGAAGATGGCCACATATGCGATGAAGAAGGTAATAGACTTTCCGCCGACAGAGAGCATCGTGTTTTCGAAGTTGTTAAGTGCGGAAAATAAGATATTTCTAGTTTTTCATAGCTAGATTGTTTAAATGAGTGTCCTCTCTTGCCCGTGAGGGTAGGAGGGGATTTTTTAAAACGGCCCCGATTAGCCAAAAATAGGGAGCTTCGGCTCCTGTCAATTAATAACCAAGCCCTATCGCATCACGGTTAAGCGAATTTATATGAGTGAAAAGCTAGTAGTAAAGATTCTTATGATAGCCGGAAATATTGCCGCTGTCGTGTCTGCATTGGTTGTCCTCTACAATCTAGGCGCAGCAATATTTGACTCGGACCTCAAAGCTTATGCCGCAATAGATAGAATCCCAATCGGCATTGCTTCCTTTCTATCATCCGTCGTACTCATCGGTTTCGCGTATATCGTAAAACACGTGTGCGAAGCCAAGGATTAATTCATACAACTAGCCGCTTATCACTTAACAGATAGGCGGCTATTTTATTAAGATAACCACCCAAAAAGCAACGAAAATCACACTTTTTTCTTAAACTACGTTAATTGTAAACATTCTGTACTTTAATGAATGTTGCAATCAGCTGTTTTTACTTCGCTTGAAACATTTAGCTATTCCAGTATCTTTAAAACGTTTGTCCTCACTTTTTACTTTAATAAGTCCGGTTTATGGCATAAACGATACTATTGCACGGAATAGAAAATCGTAGTATCTTTGCAGTGCTTGTTAGTAGTTGCGCACTAAGCAGCGGACATATTGAGTATATTTAAGTGATTATTCACTTCCCTATACGAAACCCTATCCAGAGTTCGGAGCGCAACACGAACAAAGGATAGGGTTTTCTTCCTTTTTTCGGTCTGACAGGTAGTCTTGGTGGCTTGTCGGCTAGATACACTCGGCTACACAGACTTTAAACCCACGTCACAAGAGGTGCATGGTGACACCGCAGGAACTGAAGGCAGAAGGCGGGCAGGGCTGGGCGTACCCAGAAAGCTGCTTAGATTAGGTGCTGTACGATTTGGCAACCGATCCGACCGAAGGGGCTCATTATACTGGGTTCATGTAACTTCGAGTGGAATATTCCTACCAAGCTCTCATCGTTTCAATGACTGATGGGGGTAAGGGGGAGAACCACTCTCTCAGAGGTCTATTGCCTGTTTCATATAACCTTTTAAAAAGGAAAATATTAATTTTAAATAAGTAAATATAGGGAAGATGAAAGTTAATAAAAAGAATATAGGGTATGTAAGACATAGTTTTACTCCTGTAAAGAACAAGTTGCTCAATAAAAACTCGAAAACCGAGTCGAAATTTGAGCAGATGTTAATTGATGCCAACATCTACTTCACAAGAGAGAAGGGAAATTACAAGATTGGCACAAGATGGTGCTATTACGATTTCTTCGTTCCGTACTGGAGAATGTACTTCGAACTCGATGGATCATCACACAACTCGCAAGAGCAAAAGGTTATCGATTCTCAAAAAGACCGCATCATACGCAAGAAGCAGCGCTTTATCTGTAGAATCAGTAATGATTACGTCTTGGACGAGATGACCGAAATTGATTTCGATATAGCAAAAGATTTGCTTTGCAAGTATATAGAAAAGTCTGGCTTTATTCGCAAAAAGGCAGACACGTACGAAAGAGCTAAGAGCTACTATGAGTTCAATCTCAAAATGAACCATGCTCAATCGGTAGAAGACTTCACGTCTAACAATGATAGCGTTGATTTTAACGACGATCGACAGATTACGTTATATAACAACCTGACTGGTATGTTTTATACATTCGAGAATATTATCGACGCAACCCTGAAGACTGGTCTCAAGGCCAAGTATATCTGGGAGCTCTGCTATACTGAGTATAAAAATGTCGGAAATCTCAGAACGTACGTTGCTGCATTTTCCGTAGAAGAGTGTGAGAGGAGAGTTGCGATAGTTTACGAATAATTAATAATTAAGGTAGGAATTAATAAAGATTGAGGAGAAAGTAAACAAATGAATATCAGGCTAAACAAGAGTACTGACCGTCTGGAAATCAGAACCAAAAAGAGAATGATAGCCTTCAGTTGCGATATTCTGAAAGGTTCTTATTACCTAGTACCGACTGTAAGATTTGACACCAGTAGGGCATACGGAGAGAAGAGCTTCTGGTTCTTATTCCTAGGTGCTTTCGTGTTGATTGATATTTTTAAAATAAAAGACTAAGTATATTTTTTTAATTTTAAACATTATGAGTGTAAAAAACATTATTTTGGCATCAGTACTTGCAATAGTAGTACTCGCCGCAGGTTCAGTTATCGGTTGTTATTTCCATTACAACAACCAGGAAATCTCACTTCGCCAGCAGTCAGATGCTCAGCGTGGCAAGATTGAGGGTGTTCACGACAAGATGTGGAAGGTTCTTCAGCAGAAGGCACAGGTTACGGATGAGTACAAGTCCGCATTCGAGTCCATCTATCCGAAACTTATCGAGGGCAGATACTCAAAGGGAGACGGCTCTCTTATGAAGTGGATTCAGGAAAGCAACCCTAACTTCGACGTTTCGCTCTACAAGGACCTCATGCAGTCCATAGAGATTCAGCGCTCCGAGTTTCAGACATCACAGGAGAGAATGCTCGATATCATCCGTGAGCACGAGACGCTCGTTAAGACATATCCGGCGAAGTGGTTCATCTCCGATACAAAACCTATCGAATACAAGGTTATCTCCTCATCCAAGACAAAGATGATCATGCAGCTTGGAGAGGATAACGACGTAGACCTGTTCAAGAAGTAACGGCTTATGGAAATATTCATATTTCTAATCCCATTCGTGGTTGCTGCTTTCCTGTTGATTTTCTTCAGGAAGCAGACCACCTGGTGGGAATACGCCGTACTCATTGTTCCATCCATCCTCATAGGCATCCTCATGGAGTTCGTGTTCAGGCAGTCCAATGCTGCTGACACGGAGTATCTCGGAAGCTACGTTACAAGAATCCGTCATTACGATGCCTGGAATGAGTACATACACCGAACGTGTACAAGGACCGTTGGAAGCGGAAAGAATCAACGTACGGAAACATACGATTGTTCGTACGTAGACAATCACCCTGAACGTTGGACTTATTTTGATGCTAGGAACAAGGAAGAATACTTCATGACCGACAACGAGTTTAATGTAGTCAGAAAGATTCTCGGAACCCAAAGCGTGTTCATTGATATGCACAGGGATTACTACACTAAGGATGGCGATGCTCAGGAATGGGCGTGGGATGGCTCCATTGAGAACTCGTACACATTATCTTCCGAGCACGATTATAAGAATAAAGTGAAAGCATCACGTTCTATTTTTAAGTTTGAGGATATAGATTATCAGCAGGCGCGAAAGCTTGGACTGTTCGAGTATCCGGATATCGTTCTTTACGACCAGAATCCTGTTCTCGGACTGAAGATCCCGAAAAATCAGGAGAAGGCGATGAGATGGCTGAACGGATACTATGGCGAGCGGAAGCAGTTTAGGGTGTTCGTCCTGTTCTTTATGAACAAGCCGGAAGAAATCGTTGAAAAGCAGCGCTCATACTGGCAGGGCGGCAATAAGAATGAGCTTGTCGTGTGCGTTGGTATTGACAAAAACAAGAATGTCAAGTGGTGCAACGGATTTTCATGGTGTGATAGCCCGGTCGTAGGCGTTAAGAGTAGAGACTGGTTTATGAGCAATCCTGTAAATCTCGAAAAGTACGCCGAGTATATCGGTCCCATTGTAGAAAAGGAATGGCACAGAAAGAACTTCGAGGATTTTGACTATCTCACAATTGAACTTACCGACGTACAGTACTGGGCCATCATTATTATCTTGCTTATATTCAATATTGTAATGAGCTCCTGGATTGTAACCAATAATTATAAAAACGATTTGTAGCGTATGAAAGAAAGATTAAAAATGATTTTCGACCGCATCGACATCTTCGTCGTGTGCATTGTCTTCGGGTGCTGCCTCACTGTAGCGGAGGTATTCATAGGAACCTGGGGAGGGTTTGTTCTTTTGTTTATAATGACTTCCCTTATTACTGAAGTCTGCTACACCCTCCGCTGTAACGAGAAACTGAAAATAGAGCTGATAGAGACAAAGGAAAATCTGAAGAAGGCTGAGAAAGAGTCGGATACTGCAAACCATCAGATCGTCAAGAAGAGTAGAATTATCCGATTCTACGTCTTACTGGAAATGTTGTGGAGGGAGAGATGGAAATGCGAACACGCAAAGGTTAATTACTGCAAGCACAGGATAACATTAAGACAACTTATCGATGCGATGAATCATTCCGATAAGAGGTGTGATGAGATTTCCAATATAATCTCTGAGCTTACCAAGGATTTGAACAAACTATAGATACTTGTCACAAAACAACTTTCCCCACGCCATCGGCAAATGACGTGGGGATTTTCTTTGTTAACCGTTCAGATAGTCGATGACTTTTCGGTTCGCCTCGTCTATCTTCTTATTGTCGAACTGAATATAGAGGTCGGTGGTGGATGAATCCCATTCACTATGGCCCAGAGCCTTGCCGATAACTTCCTTCGGAATATCGATGCTCGCAGCTATGGTAGCCCAGCTTCTTCTGGCCGTATACCATACTATGTCCTTGTGGAGCGGTTTGATTTCTTTCTTGATCAAGGCGCCACGCTTGTTTTTCTTCATTTCTGTTGGTCCGATTCTCTTCAGGTAATCTCCTAGCGTTCTTCGGAAGCTTGATTCCTTCGTTCCGTCATCCAGGATACACAGAAGATGCTTTTTTCCCTTATACTTCTTGATGATTTCCATCGCTTCCGGCTCAACCTTGATGTCGTAGAGTCTGCCGGTCTTGTTGCGCTTGTATTGAATGCGCCCTTTCTTGATGCAGTCGGCAGGAAGTTCGAGCAGGTCGGAGAGGTTGATGCCTATCAGATAGAACCCGAGCATAAACAAGTCACGGTACTTTTCCATGAAAGGCTCTACCGGAAAGTCACGATACTCCCTCATCTCCTCGGCACTCAGATACAGGTACTGCTGACGCTCCGTCTTGATGGAAAACTTACGGAAAGGATATTTGGTGGTAATCTCGTTATCTATGGCCCAGTTGAACACCGTACGTATATTTCTGAGGTCGATGGCTATTCCACCGCTCATTCGGCCTTTCAGGAGCTCGTGTGCCTGGAATCTTTCGAGCCAGTCCCTGTCGATGTTGTCGAAGTCGGCATGCTCATCGAATGATTCGATCCTCTTCCTTGTTCTTAGAAATATCTCCTTGGTGCTGTCCTTGGCCTTGGTCTTGATGAACTCATCGATGTAGTAGAGGATATTCTTCTCTACAGAAGCTGCCCTTCCGTTTATGATGGCTTTGATTTCGTCCTTCATCCTTGCTGCCGGAAGATCACCATTCATATAGACATATTCTTCCACGGACGCAAATAGCCTTGCTAGCATGGCCGTCTTGGCTCTTGCGTTCGGAACACTCTTCGGGAATACCATCCCGCTGAACTTGACGGTACTCGTGATGCCGGTATAGACCTGGAATCTCTTTCCCTGATAACTGATGATGAAGAAAACCTTTAGGGACTTTCCTTCAACGTACGTCTTGATGCTATTCAT